TCAGGCCTCCTCAACGTCGTGATACTCTTCGCACGCCTGCAGCGTGTTCTGGATCAGGGTGGCGACGGTCATCGGGCCAACGCCGCCGGGAACCGGGGTGATGTAGGACGCGCGTTCGGCGGCATCTTCATACACCACGTCGCCGACCACTTTGCCGCTTTCCAGACGGTTGATGCCGACATCGACCACAATCGCCCCTTCTTTAATCCACTCGCCAGGAATAAAGCCCGGTTTGCCCACCGCGACGATCAGCAGGTCGGCGTTTTCGACATGATGGCGCAGGTTTTTTGTAAAGCGGTGGGTGACGGTGGTGGTGCAGCCGGCCAGCAGCAGCTCCATGCTCATCGGGCGACCGACGATATTGGAAGCGCCAATGACCACCGCATTGAGGCCGTAGGTGTCGATATTGTAGCGTTCCAGCAAGGTCACGATACCGCGCGGAGTGCACGGACGCAGGCGCGGCGCGCGCTGGCACAGGCGGCCAACGTTGTAAGGATGGAAGCCGTCGACGTCTTTATCCGGCGCGATGCGCTCGAGAACTTTGACGTTATCGATCCCTGCCGGCAGGGGCAGCTGAACCAGAATACCGTCGATGGTCTTATCGGCATTCAGAGTGTCGATAAGCTCCAGCAGCTCGGCTTCGCTGGTGGTTTCCGGGAGATCGTAAGAGCGGGAGACGAAGCCCACTTCTTCACATGCTTTGCGCTTGCTGCCGACATAAATCTGCGAGGCCGGGTTGCTGCCGACCAGCACGACGGCCAGCCCAGGGGCGCGTTTTCCGGCCGCAACGCGAGCCTTCACTTTTTCCGCAACCTCAGAGCGTACCTGCTGCGCAATCGTTTTACCGTCAATAATTTTTGCTGCCATCAGAGAGAGGATTCCATCTGTATCTTTACGAAAGGGGGATGAGGATATTTTGTCAGAAGCGGGCCTCGCTGTCAGTCCTCGTTTGCTGTTTTATCCTGTCTGAGGCTAATTTAGCCTGTTATGACCATAGTTATTACATGGTTATAGGTGCGTTGCGCCTGGCCACTGAGTCGATTTACGCGCGCATTAGGCCCAGCGGTATGCTTCTTGTACAGTTGGTGGGGGATATTTCGCCAGCGTCGTATAAGCCCCGCAGTTTCCTGGCAAAATGGATTGACTCAACCGACGTGGACCGTATAATTCCACGCGTTTCACTCCGCGAAGCACTCGCTTCTCAGGGCGCCCTTAGCTCAGCTGGATAGAGCAACGGCCTTCTAAGCCGTAGGTCACAGGTTCGAATCCTGTAGGGCGTGCCATTAAGAAACAAGCACTTACGCAAGTTTCAAACCAGCCTGATTTCCTCCTTGTGTCGTATTTGTGTCGCTAGCGCCAAAAATGGCGTCAATTTTCCGTGCGTGTTCGGTCAGGTGGTTCGGCGCCAGGTGAGCATAACGGCGCACCATCTCGATGCTCTCCCATCCTCCCATTTCCTGCAAAACAGAAAGCGGGACGCCGGACTGGATCAGCCAACTCGCCCAGGTGTGCCGGAGGTCGTGAAAACGGAAATCCTCGATCCCCGCTTTTTTCAACCCGGCGCGCCAGGCATTATTGTCGTCCACCCGCATTTTTCTAACCGCTGGCGTCAGTGTTCCATCAGGGCGATGCTTTGCCGTCGTGTGAACAAACACCCACCGGGAATGCTTCCCTATCTGATCCCTTAATACCCTGCATGCGGTATCATTCAGAGCTACGCCAATCGCCTTGCCCGCTTTTGCGTTCTCCGGATTTACCCATGCAACCTTTCTCTGCATATCGACCTGCTGCCACTCAAGCCCGATGATGTTTGAGCGGCGCAGGCCGGTTGCCAGTGCAAATATCACCACTGGTTTAATGCTCTCCGGCATGCACTCGATCAACCGCTCAGCTTCTTCTCTGGTCAGCCACCGTATCCGCTTACTGATCGGCTTGCGGGTTTTGATAACAGGAGCTGTTTTTATCCAGCCCCAGTCATTCGCCGCGGCCCTGAGAAGGGATCGAATGAAGGAAAGGTGTTGCGCCTTCGTCGCCTGCGAAACCTGCCGTGGTTTGTACTCCGGAACCGGCTTACCCTTCCTCAACGCGGCATCACGTTTACTCTCCCACACCTGCAGGTGCTTACGATTTATCATCCCGTTAACGGCTTCATGAACTTCCTCCGCCGTTATCTTCGAGACATCACGTCCGGAAAAATGCTGCAGCCAAAACTCAATTTTGGTTTTGTCATCATCCAGCGATCGCTTATGGTCCTTTTCCCGCAACCACCGGATACAGCATTCTTCGAAGGTTCTGACGGGCAGATCGCCGATCTGGTCAACCCGCCACGCTTCCGCTTTCAGCTTGTCGTGGAGCTCCTGAGCCTGCTTTTTGTCCCCCGTGCCAAGAGATCGCCTAACTCTTTTTCCTGACGGCGTAAAGAAATGACAGTGCCACACGCCGCCCCTGAGGGTGATTGACATAAAACTTCTCCTTTATGTTCACCCGCGTTCGCGATGACAGGATCGCGCGGGGTTTTCAAATATGCAATACACGCAGCCTCGGTCGTTCTGTACTTATTGCCGACCTTGCGGCCGGCGAGCTCTCCAGACTCAATTAGACGGTAGATCACCCGCGCCGACACGATGAGCAAATCGGCGGCCTGCTGTGCTGTTATCGGTTTGTCAGATGCCATATCACCTCCGATGCTTACCGCGTAATTCCTCTTCTTCTTGACAGTCAGCGCAGCGCTGACAGCCCGCCACAAGTTCCCGGCGCCGCTCGGGTATCTCTTCCCCGCAGTCGCGGCAATGAGTAGCCGATACCGCCGTATGGTTGATGCGCATGTTCTGGATGGTCATTTCCAGCCGGCGCTCTGCCAGCTCGTTGGCCTGATCGATGATTTCTGCGCTCATGCTGCACCTTCCAGTTCATCAGGCAACTCAATTTCATCGCCAAACTTTGCGAAGACGACAGCGCGACACACAGCTGCACGGGGATTATCTGCAATGAGCCCGCGGCGACGTCCTGGTGCTACAAGCTCATTAACTCCAACCCAGTGAAAAACTTTTCCTGTTGCCGGGTCTGCTGACTGGTAACAGCTGATAGAGTATTTCTCCATCAGCTCACCACATTGGTCCCATTTTGCGGATGGAGAAAACACTTTCATTGCCATCTCAACGAATAATGTTTCCGAGGTGATGTGTAGTATTGGCTGGCCCATGTTGATAGAGCATGCAACCGCGTAATCAAGCTGCACACCACTTAGATTTGCTGTTTTAACTTTCATGCTGCACCGCCTTCGCTTTTTCCGCTTCAACCGCCATCTGCTCAAGCTTTCGTGAAAGCTCGGCAGACAGTGCCTGGAACTCTTCCTCTGTCGCTACCGGGATCGGCACAAAACGGATGCCAATGTTTGCCAGCATATGTGCGGCCTCAAGACATTTCCTTAAATCAACAGGAGAGGCTCTGTTCATGCTGCACCGCCTTCAACGCGCTTAAACGAAATGACCCAAACCCAGGGATTAGCTTTCCAGCTTCCTTCGCCGTAGATGGATTCCCATAGGCCAGCGAATGCTTCAGGTGGATATTCCTTCCACTGTTTCTTCAGTGGGTCGAAATAAACATCCGGCTCTGGATAGCTAGGTAACCCAGGCTCGTCGCCGAAACCTGTAAAATTGGTACGCTCCAGCCCCTCTGACTCTGCATCTTCCGGGCTAATAGCGTTCAGCCGCTCAACCCGCACGTCGGTGATTTCCAGCAGAATGCGGCTGGCCCAGCGCGGCATGTGGATGGATGGCGTCCAGCGAATTTCTTCAGCCGGCGGCACATTTTCATAAATCGACGGAACATGCTCAGGATAATTCGCACGATAAAGTTTGAGGTCCGGTGCGCTGGCTCCAGCCTCTGCCCATGTTTCTCGCACCCAGATGCGATCGCCAGGCTTGCCAAATGCGCTGTTGAGATAGTTCCCTGCCGACAGTTCCCCTGCCAGTTCGTTGCCAGCCAGCTCGCACCCAAGGTTTTTATCATGCACAGGGAATTTCACTGGGCGCCGGGTCTGCGTCTTCCGGCCGTCGAGAAGCGCCCGCACCATCTCGGCATTAAAAATCATTCCGCGCTCAGTCATTCCAGGCCTCCAGCTCGCTCTCTATTTCGTCGTCTATTTCGTCGTTGGTAGCGTCTTCGTCCAGGTAGTCACGCGCTTCTTTCAGGTACTGTTCATGGCGCTCCCGATACCATGCCGAAAATTCTGGCGTCCATCCGTTCGGCTCACCGTCATAGTCAACTTTGGCGTTACGTTCAGCCATGCTCTCGACCATGCTGTAGGCGGTGGTAAGAGCCGCTTCGCGGATATACCCGCGCAGGTCACGCTTGCGCCAGTAAGGGTTAACTTTTGAATCGCAGAAAGGTTTGAATTCCACTTCCCAGCGACGAATGCAACGCGCGTTTAATGACTTGCTCATGATTCCACTCCATAGCGGCCGCTGAGCCGCCCAATAACACTGACAAATTTCACCAGGCTGACACCCATCGGCTTTACCTTCTCGTAGTGCTTGCGAAGGATGGGGGGGCATACAGCGTTCCACTTCGGTTTAGGCTTTACGCTCATCGCTTTGGTTATCTCTTCTGCGCAGCGACGAGCCTGGGCGCGGAGAGCGTTTTCTTTTTCTTCTGGCGTCATGCTGCCTCCCGCTTCTTATTGAGGTGGGGTGCATTCGAAAGGAAAACGGCCCTTGCAAAGCCCAGGGGAGTAGCACTGCGAATGTTGGCGCGCTCGTCGCTGGGCGGACATTCGTGAATTCGGTTGTCCGGATACCAGTCAGTCACCAATCCGGCAAAGGACGTTCCGGATATGGCCTCGATCGCCTTTTTCTTCGGCATCATGCGGCCGCAGGCCAGCTTCACGGCGTCGATAGCCGCTTCAACCATCGGGTGCATATTCTCTGCCGGCGCCTTGAAGCCGTTACCCGTCCAGAGGCATGTCTGCTTCGTGTAGTTGTCATCCGCGCACAGCCCAGTGAACTGGTACGGATGGAACGTGTAATCTGCCGAGCCGAAGATGCTACTGAACACGCTCACCGGGTTTTCGAATGCCCACGGGCAGCCGGCCGCCAAGCCAACCATCCGGCATTGCTCAGCGACCAGCGCTGCCTTGACCTGGAAATGCGGGTCTTTGGTGCGCTTGGACTCGAACCAGCGGGACCCGGAAACAGCCACGTCCGTGCATGGCGGGAAGCCGATGACGATGACGACGTTCTCAGAGCGGATGATCTGAGATAACCGCGGCATCGCCTCAAGGATGGTCGCCGATATGCGCTCAACAGGACCGTCGATCGAAGTTTCAGGGTGCTGCGGGTCCACCAGGACGGCGCGATAACCTGCTTCGACCCATGGCTCAGCCATTTTCCCGGTTAAATCACAGAGGCAGATAACAGTCCCTTTGCTCATGCTGCCTCCGTCTTCACAACGTCAATGGCGCAGCCGGGGATCAGCTCAACGGAAGCGGAGGCACACTGGTTGCCCCAGTGGCTCCAGCCTGGCGCTGCGCTGCGGCTGAACAGCTCAATCCGCGGCACGTCGCCGTAGAGCAGCTCCAGGCGGTGACGAACTTCCCACGGTTTCTCGCTGTGCGCGCCGAGCGGGCTGTATACCACCTGCTTAATTCCAGCGTGCTTGCGTTCCAGCCCGGCGCCGCGGGTGGCGATCAGCACGTCTTCCGTGTTGGCGCGGGTGTGGTTGCCGCCGTTCATTCGTGTCTCTGCATTCAGCAGGTCGAGGAAGTCGTAAAAGTCGGAGATCTCTCCCTCGGCCAGAGCATTGGTAATGCGCAGCTCGGCCAGCTGATTCAACTTCACCCAGGTGAAGCCCTTCATCGTGCGCACCGTAAAGCCCCAGGCTTCGGCCAGTTCGATCGCCTCCTGGTTGTGGGTGCCGGTGTACCACATCGCCAGCACAGAGTTATCCGCGGCGAGCTCCCATACCGGGAGCCGCTTCATATCGAGCAAGCTCATGGTGGGGTAGTGATCGACGGCGGCGCCGTTGCTGATCGTGTTCCCGTAAGACCAGGCCGGGTCGGCATAGATAAGTGAGTAGCGGTTCATTGCGCACCTCTTTTCGTGTCCAGCTCTTCAGCCAGCCTCTGAGCCTTTAAAGGGTTGTTGACCACCTCACCCCACGGCATAAGCCAGCCTTTCACTTCTTTCAGAAAGGGAAGGCGCACCGCGCCAACCCTGATATCGTCCTGAGCGTGCTTCATGCTCGACCCCGTCAAAAGGGAATGTCGTCGTCGAAGTCCGGCGGATTCTGGATGTTCTGAGCGTGCTGATTAGCAGCCTGCTGAAGCCGGGAATGAGGTACTGCATTAGGGTTTTGCGCATAAGGATTAGCGCCAGCCTGCTGGCGACCACCACCGGAAAACTGAGGATTACCCTGGACGCGATCGTCTTTATCTTTCATCGACTTTTCCAGGGCAGCGATAGCGGTTGCCGCTTCGTTTTCGCTGTATTCGGCATAAGTGCGACGCGAGCCAGGCTGGAAAACATGGCGGACTTCGAATTTATAGCCGTCAGTTCCATCGCCTTTGGTGTACAGGACTTTCTGCAGGAACAGGCCCACTTTCTTGCCAACCAGCGCCGGGCAATGCCACTCAACACCATTTTCTGTTTGCACTTGTTCTGGCTGAGCGCTTTTAACCTGGGCAGCCCAGAGAAGGGCAGAGATCAAACCCATGCCAAAAGTTTGCTGGCCATCTTTCCCGATGTAGTTGATGCGCAGGTAGTTGGCTTTGGCACCGTCACTGTCCAGGCTCAGCTCAAGCGCCTGTGACTGACTGCCATCCTTACCGAAGGTATAAATGGCTGAGGTAATGAATCCCTCATAAGCACCAGTTTCGCTAATTCCGCCAGTGGCGCCTGCTTTCTTCGCCAGGCTGGCAGCTTCGGTATTCCATACAAAAGACATTGGCTGGTTCATGGTTGTGATCCTTATAATTCGGTCATAAATTCAGTGATAGCGACATCAACGGCTTTAAGGTCGTTATCCATTTCAGTGAGCCCCGGGAACAGGTCCGGAGGCGCTTTTGCGGTGTCGTTGTCGTCACCCTTAATCAAAAAAACGTGCTTCCCGTCTTTCTTGATGGCCCGCAGAACGATGGAGAAATACCCCTCAGGCGTAAGCTTTTCGTTCAACATCTTGCCGGTGGTTTTCATCCTGATTTTCCCGTCCGACTCTTCGGTATGTGCCAGGAAGTAAACCCTGAAGTCGTCCGGCAGCCGTGTGGCGGCCATAATGATTTGCCAAACGTGATCTGCCATTTCCGTAAACTTCTGATACCCGGTCTGGTATGCGCGCATCATGTTTTCGTGCTGCATGACGACCTGGAAATCGTCGATAACCAGTACGCGTCTTGTCTTCGAAAGAACCATGCGGTTGATGGAGTCCAGCACCGCATCCCAGGCATCAAACCGGATGATGTTTCCACGTTGCACAGAGCCATCCGGCAGCTCTTTCCCGTTGAGCTTCCAGCCGGTAGCGCGGAATGGCAGCATCTTCGGAATGCATTGCAGTAAAATCACTTCGTCAGGTGTGAAGTTGCGCAGGCTGTATGACTTGCCGGCGCCGCTATCACCCAGGATGAGTACAGGCGTTCCCATATCAGGCTCCTTTCAGCCAGTGCTTAACGGTGAATTCCATGTCTTCGTCCAGATCAGTCCCGAGAAGCCAGCGGAGATACCCCTTATCCTCTGCGGCAACCTCCTCAAAGGTTTTTCCCTTGTGCTTACCGAAACGCATCCGGTAGAGAAGAGATGGGCTTGCCGATATCTCGCGCATCTCGCGGATCGTCCACTGCGCCTCGCGGCCCATGTACATCAGCAGCTCCGCGGTGACATAGCAGTCATACAGCGCGCGGTGTGCATAGAGCCCTTCAGGAAGGGTCGGTTTAAGCCCAAGGCGGTAACGCAGGTACTGGTTGCCATGGCTTTCAAACTCCGGATAAAGCTTCCGAGCCAGCTTCAGCGTGCAAATCCATGGGGCATCAATCTGTGGAAGCTTGCCTTTGTCGAATGCGGCGTTATGAGCCACATAAACGCTGGCACCCAGGTAGCGGCCGATTACCTCGCTGATGAACGGAGCATCGGCAACCATGTCTTCGGTTATGTGGTGAATGGCCATAGCCTCAAAACCGATCGCTTCCGGAGGGCGGACAAAATCGCTCATCGGGTTGCAGATCGCGCCAAATTCAATATCGACGCTGGCGATTTCCACAATGCCGCCTTCAAAGCTGGTTGTTTCGGTATCAATTACGCGCAACATCTTTCATCTCCGTATTGGCGTCGCTTACTGCGTCATATTCGGCCAGTTGCCTAGCCGCGTTATCGAGGTCTTCTGGTTGCAGGTCATAGGCAACAATCACCATGGCCAGAGCCAGCATTCCGCTTTCCTGACTTACCATCTCGTTCTCCGTGAGGACTTCTGGCGCCCCGGGTGTTTAATGAAATATTTCTCGGCGCACCCTTTGTCGTCGCAGAAATGCGCCTGGCGGCTAGTCATGTAGTTCGTGATGTTGCGAACGACGCAATCATTCGGATGGCGAAGTGCGTAGCAGTGTTCGCACATGACTGCGTTAAGGTGTTCGGTTGCCGTGGAAAGGAAGATTTTTTCCTCAAAGCTGCCCGGTACGCCGCGGGAATCGACGTAATCGACCATGTTCTGGGTGATGCCAGCATCGTTGGTAAACACCCCACGACCAACAAGCTTCACAATGTGACCCCCCATTTTCAGGCGTGTGCCTGCAGGCAAAGAGGCAAGACGTTCAGAAGTTAAACGCGGTAAAGGTTGCATGGTTTACTCCTTAAAAAGGTTGTAAGAATCCCGGCACCGGAATGGCTGCCTGATAGCTCAGTTAAATTCGTGCGCTGATATGCGCGGTTAATGCGTCCCGGCTGGTACCAGGTTCGGTTCGATACTGCGTGAAGCGTATGGCCGGCGGATGTGGCGCAGATTGCCCTGCGGCTCATGCCAGTAGCTGCCGTCGCGATAGTCGAAGCTGACCAGCCAGGCGGCGCCGGTGCGGCGATTCCGCATCATCACGGCGCGTCCGTTGTTAGGAATTGAGTTAGCCATTGAACACCCCCGTAGCGTGCAGAATTTTGATAACAACAGCCGACCAGATAACGCCGCAGATCAGCAGGCAGTAAATCAGTGAACGAATGCCTTGTTTGCTCATGCGACACCCCAGCAAAATTCAAAGCTTACCCATGCAACCGCAATCACAAGCAGAGCAACCTTTAAGCAGAACCGGTGCCATGCAGGTACTTCGTGTTCTCGGATCATTCTTCAGTACCTCGAAAATTAATCTCATGCAGCCTGAGAAGCCCACGCCCTTGCGTCACGACGATTAAGCCATGCCAACTTAACCCACAGGTCATGAACCCCATCACCTCGGCGAGTATTGCGGCATTTCTCGCGGTACCGGAGATACTCGGAATTGCACTCAAGGGCATATTTTTTTGCGGTCATCTCTTCACCTTTGCCTTATCGCGGCTAACGGAGCGTTGTTACCTATCACCGGCGCCAACGTTGTTGTTTGGATGGCTTAAATTTACAGATAAAACTGTATTTTCGTCAACAGACAAAACTGTATTTTTTGTCATTGATTACATATCTAACTGTAATGGAAGGTGATTTATTTTGATGGGGCGAAAAAAAACCGGCATACGCCGGTTCTATTCTGAGAGGGGGAGGGGGTTAGCGCTTTCTTCGATAGATTCTGTGTTCAATCATCACGCCGATGATTGTTAGTGGTTGATGCTCGCTACTGATAATCGGGTAGTCATCATTCAATGGCACAAGCTCGAAATGCTGGCAGCCCAGGTGATCGGTGTAAGTTGGCCGATATTTTTTAAACGTCGCTTGGGCCCCACCGTTCTTGGCCACAACAAACTCTCCGGGGGTTGGCTCAACTTCGGGGTCTACAATAATCACATCTCCAGCCTTGAAGTCTGGCTCCATCGAATCGCCTTCGATGCGTAAAGCAAAAGTAAAATCAGAAACTTCGTGGTCTGTAAGGATGTACTCAAAACTCCCATCAAATGCCTCAATAGGATTTTTCTCCGCGAGAGCTCCTGCCTGGACATAGCTTATGAGAGGCACCTTCTTGCTGCTAACTTCAGCAATAGGCATAAAGGCTCCGCCATTCATTAGCCAGTCAGGATCGCACTTTAGCGCCTTAGCTATGCCAATAATGTTACGCGGTTTTCTTGTGTCTCCCTTTTCAATGCTCTGCCATGACTGCTGCGTTATTCCGGCATTCAACGCTGCCTCGGTCTGCGTTAGACCGAGCTCAATTCTCTTTTGCTTTACGCGATCTGCAAGGCTCATAAATCCCTCTCAATGTATGCCTTGATATTCACAGTTAAAACTGTAATTGACAAACAGAAATAACTGTCACAGAATACAGATAAAACTGTAGGAGGTAACATGGAAACTATTTCGCAACGCCTCAAAAAAAAGCGCGAAGAGATGAATCTGTCTCAGGCGCAATTGGCAAAAAAAGTTGGGATGAGACAGCAGTCTCTACAGGCAATTGAGGCCGGGGAAACCAAGCGCCCACGTTATTTGTTCGAACTGGCAACTGCGCTCCATTGCGACCCTAAGTGGCTGCTTTATGGCGAGATGCCATCTCAATCTCAATAAGTTGCCGATTTTATCGGCCTTTCAAACACCACCAGAGGAATTATCACAGATGGAGAATGCAATAGCCCGAAAGTTAGAGCCGCCAATCCTCAACCCAATTGAGATTGAAGGCATTTTGTTAAACCGGCTTTTATCCATTGGCCAAAAGGTTTTTGCGGAAATGCGGGGAGTTAGCGAGTCGACAATCAGTCGCCGCAAGTCGGAGGGGTATTACGCCGAGATGGCGAAGGAAATATCAGCGTTGGGTCTACAGGTTGTTCCGCCAGAGGCGGTGGTAGTTTCCCGCCACTACCTGCAGTCAGTAGAAACGCTGGCAGATATCGGATTACGTGCAGAGCGGTGCCGTCCAGGCCCGTTAGGGTGGGATTGATGAACCACATCGAATTCATTGAGAAGAACGTCCGCGAAGAGCTGATGCGCCAGGGATTCACCCAGGCAGTGGCTCAGGGGGGGGGGGCATACCAGGCGGTCGATATGTACAAGCGCATGTCGCAGGCCAGTCGCAAGGGGAGGATTTTTGACGATGTGTTACGCCACGCAAAGTTGTGGGCTGAGAAGCAGACATTACCGTCTGACCAGTTCGAAAAGAAAAGGGCAAAGCCTGTTAAGCAGCAAGGTCTGTTCTGAAAAAGGCGAAAGCCGCAGTGCGCTAACACTAACGGCTTTCTACGCGAATTAACTGGATCAATTCACAGGAGTAATTATGCCTAAGAGCAACAGATTTTACCAGGCACAAACACACAAAAATGTTCCCCGCGATCGCTTCATTCGCTCGGTTAACCCGGTGGTTGGCATGAAAATGCGCGCCATCCTGGAAGAGCTGAAACGGAAGGAGGAAGGCCGTGAGTAACGTATCAAATTTAGCCGAAGCCAGAGAGGCCAGAAGGCTCCAGAAACCGCGCACGAATGACGGTAAGGGGTTTGCCTTGCTGCACCGTAAAATTATGGATGTGCCGTTCTACAAGGATGCTGAGGCAGCCCATCTATGGGTTCACCTGCTCCTGCGCGCTAATCACGAACAGACACTGGTATCGACTGATGTCGGCGATGTGATGTGCGAAAGAGGGGAGTTCATCACCGGACGAAACACACTGGCAATGGAAACGGGGTTAACCGCTGATCGCGTTAAATCACTGCTCCGTAAATTCCAGAACCTGGGCATGATCAGCACCAAATCGAACAACCGCTTCACTGTTCTAAAAGTGGTCAAATATGACGAATATCAGTCAAATTTTTGTCCAGCCGATGTCCAGCCGGTGTCCAGCCAAAACTCAGTCGTACCAATGCCTGCTGAGGTGGAGTGTCCAGCCGATGTCCAGCCGGTGTCCACAGATAACAATATATTAAATAACTTACTACCTAACGGTAGTAAGTATGTCGCAAATAACCAGAAACCGGCTGAAGAGAAAAAATCACGCTTGTCATGCGATGAAGTGTGGCAATGCCTGAAAGACGAACTTCCTGAAGCCAGGGGATGGAGATGCCTCACTGATGAGCGACGCAATCTGATCCGCACCTTCTGGAGCAAGGCGAACAAAATCGCTCGCAACCTTGATGGTAAGCCGATGGACATGGATGGTTTTCGCGCTTATCTCCGCTACATAGCTCAGAACTGTCGCTGGATGCTGGAAGACCGACCAGACCAGAAGTCAGGGAAGACATGGCGCCGCATGAAATTCGATAAGTTTCTGACGGAAAAACTCTACATCGAAGTGCGTGAGGGGGATCGTGATGACCGCTGATTTCATGACACCTCCGCACAGCATTGAAGCAGAGCAGAGCGTACTTGGCGGACTCCTGCTGGACGACGACAGCAGCGAGCGTACTCAGAAAGTGCTTTCGATCCTCAAGCCGGAATCTTTCTACTCGCGCCAGCACCAGGTCATTTTCGCAGAAATGCGCCAGATGTACCGCGACCATAAACCAGTCGATCTGCTGACCCTGTTTGATGCTCTCGATAGCAAGGGGCTGACGGAAACCGTTGGTGGCTTTGCATACCTGGCTGAAATGTCGAAGAACACGCCAAGCGCGGCGAACATCGTGGCCTATGCAATGCGTGTCCGTGAGACCGCTATGGAGCGCTACGGCATCGAGAAAACAACGAAGGCGATCGAGTTGCTTTATGCCCGCAACGGCATGACCGCAGAGCAGAAATTCGATGCTATTCAGGGGCTGTTCACTGAGATAACCGAGCACGTAAAAACAGGTCGACGGACAGGGCTTCGCACGTTCTATGACGCTGTGAATGACTGGTCAGCAGAATTCGACGAAAGGCTCAAGCCGGATGGCCGTTCCCGTGGGTTATCGACTGGGATCCGCTCTCTGGATGAGTTACTCGGCGTTAAGCGAATTGTGCGCGGCAGCCTGTTTGTTATCGGCGCCAGGCCGAAGATGGGTAAAACCACGCTTTACACCCAGATGGGCGTCAACTGCGCAACGGTCGAAAACGAACCGGCCCTGATGTTCTCTCTCGAAATGCCGGAGGGGCAAATGGTGGAGAAAATCACCGCGCAGAAGGGGCGGATCTCGCCAAACCTGTTTTACCCGGATATGACGAAGGACGACTACGGCTATCGGGGAGACTGGAACAGCGATCTGCAAAAAGCGACTGGCGTAATGGGCGCGCTGATTGAGACCAACAATCTCCTGATTGACGACACCCCTGGCATTTCACTGGCACACGTTATGTCCGAGTCACGGCGCATTAAACGTGAACGCGGGAAGGTAGGGATGATCCTCGTCGATTATCTGACGCTGATGACTGCCGATAAAGCCGAGCGAAACGACCTTGCCTATGGGCTGATCACCAAAGGCCTGAAGATTCTTGCTAAGGAGCTGGATTGTGTCGTCGTTCTCCTGACTCAGCTCAACCGGGATCTGGAGAAGCGAACCAACAAGCGACCGCTACCGAGCGACTCTCGCGACACAGGCCAGATAGAGCAGGACTGCGACTACTGGCTGGCAATTTACCGGGAAGGTGCCTACGACGAGAACGCAAACCAGAGTGACACAGAGCTCCTCCTGCGCCTTAACCGGCATGGTGAGACTGGTGTTGTCTATTGCGAGCAACGTCACGGGGCGATTTATGACTGCGATCAGGAGGCTGCCAGTCAGCGCCGGCGCGAGAAAGAGGAAAAGCCAACCAAGCGGGGTGGATTTTGATGAAAAAGAACTCTGGCAAACAAGCCGTTATTAACTTCGTCGGCCAGCATCCTGGCTGCAGCTTTCAGGATATCCGCCGCGGTACCGGTCTTGACTCTTCAGTGGTCAATTCCTCCCTGTGGCAGATGAACAAAGACGGCCAGGTTAAGCGAGAAGGTGAATGCAGGAGCTACCGGTACACCCTGATCGACACGACAGCCGTAACCGAAAGCGATCCGTCTGTTCAGTATCGCCAGCGTCCTGGCGGCGTAAACCCAATGACCAACCTTTTTAACCAGTGCCTGGCGGGAGTAAGAAAATGAACATCGAAACAGTAAACGAGCTCATCGCCTCCCTGGAGAGCGCAGGCGAGCTGTCGATCAGAGAGCAGAAGTTCCTGAAGCTGGCGAAAGAGTTTCGCATTTGCAGCGCTTCACTGGATGCCGCCATAAAAACCGGGAATATGCTGGCAGACCAAAATGCTCAGCTGGCTGCGGAGAATGTGGGACTGAAAAAATTCATCAAGACCGAGTGTTTTGTCGGGCAAGACAAGCCTGATATTTGCCCTGGCTTGGTATCCACTCGATATGTCAGTGCAGATGGCTATGAGCCTGAAACCCCCGCCACCGATCGCATCGTAGCCGGGATTAAGGCTGATGGGGTGGAGATGTTTGTCGAAAAATGCCGAGAGAAATCCATGCGGGCCATTTCTTCGGATATCAGAAACAACTGGTGGCTTGCTGGCGAGCACGCCGAAGACTTCGCCAATCAGCTGCGCGAGGGGGCCGACAAATGAGCAAGTCATTCATCGTAATTATCCGGCGAGCCTGGTGTAACGAAGGTGGGCACGGTATCGAATATTCATCCGACCTCATCCACTACGAGACCCGCAATGGAGCCATATCACACGGTTTCCGTACTGTAGATAGCGACGATTTCAACATCGGAGTTATCGAGCGCGGCCATCTGATTTCGTTTGACTGGATGGATAAACCGGTTGGTGAAAGCGAGGACACGCTGGCACAGATTGCCGAGCTAATCGGTCTGGAGGATGCGGCATGACTGATATCACCGAACTGGCGCAGAGCCTGAAAGCGGCAGCCAATATAACCGCCGATGCTATCGACCGCCTAAAAGCATTCCCAGGCGACGAACTAATTGACCTTTCACAGCACGAAGGTGAACAGGTCGACATTGATATCGCAACGCTAAACCAGTGGTACGAGCTATCAAGTCCGGCCAACATTCGCGCACTGGTAGAGGCGCTGGAGAAGGCGCAGGCAGGCGAGAAGCAATGGCACGAACTTGTCGATGCGTTCTGCGCTGACGACGCCGACTGGCACAAGCTGACTAACTCAAACAATGAGCTGATTGCTCTTTTGTCTCAGGTCTTGTGCAAGCAAGCAGACCGCATCGCCGAACTGGAGTCCCGCACCGTGAAGTTGCCGGAGCCGTTCAAGTTGGCTAAATCATCGAGCGGATTAACGTACTACTACGCTGACGAGGTCGATGCTGCGCTTACCGCCGCTGGCATCAAGGTGGAGGCTGAATGATGGCGGAACGTTGGAAAATTTATCTCACTATTGCATTCATCGGCTTGGGAGCTACGCCGATAAGCATGGTAGCGGCAAAGATTGACGTTCCTGTTTGGGCGCTTATTGCCGGGCACTGCGGCGCGATTATAGCAGGATTTATTTGCGCAGAACTTGGACGGGGAGCCAGACAATGACCAGCAAATTTAGCATCGACAACAGAGAGCTGCTTCAGAGAATCAGTAGCGGCGAGGCTGTTGTGGGAATTGATTTTGGTAATCTAATCGTCAGGGAGCTGGCTGCATTCAGGCTGGCCGCAATGGACAGCGAGCCGGTGGCGTACATCAGCAAATCAGACTTTGATGCCGGTTATCCGCATATCCTAGCAAGAAGAGATTTCAATAAGGCTTGCACCATGCCTGTATATGCCGCGCAGCCAGCGCCGGTAGTAGAGCGTGAGCCCATCGCCTGGCTCAATGACGCGTACTTAGCTCGCGGCGTAGTTGACGGTGAGGCTGGTAGCGAAGATGCAGGCCCCGGCTATATTCCAGTGTATCGCGAAGCAGGACCACAGTCAGCGCCGGTAGTACCTGAGGAAATTACCATAGAGACAGCAACCATTATTGCCTATGGTCTGCCTACCACCAACATTGGCGCAATTTTTAAAGCAGGCCATGACGCCTGCCGCGCCGCCATGCTGCAGGAATTAAAAAAAAGTGCAGGAACTGAAGCGATCTGCAGGAGTGACGAAAATGTGCAGGTGCTGCACACCAAATCTCCGGCGCAAACCGATTGCTGCCCGGCGCAAAACCACGTTTCTCCGGAGCAAAACCACGTTTCTCCGGAGCAAAACGGCGACACTCCAGCGCAAAGCCAGGGATGGATTCCGGTAAGCGAGCGGATGCCAACAAAGCAAGATGGTTCTGTGTTTCTGACATGGAATGGCCAGTACATCGGTAAAGAATTATTTCTGATGGGTTCTTTCCAGTGCCTCAAGCCGGAAATTATCACCCACTGGATGCCGCTGCCAGCGCCGCCGACGGAGGTGAAATGATGCCGTACTTCTTTCTGATTTTCGTCATCAGCAGCAATACATCGAATATGCAGGTGGTTCCTATGCAGAGTATGGAGCAGTGCAAGGCAGCCATTAAGGCGATGAAAGTTGCAGACGATAAGAGGTCCTGGGACGAAGCTTCGCCGAGCGTAGACAATATTCAATGCGTAGAGGTGAAAGGTGAGTAATGTGCGCGATGAAATCAGGAGCTTCGACCTTGACCAGTTGCGCTCTCTTCGTGAGTTCGTGGGCGACCTTATAGCCAGAAAAGAAGAAGAGCCGCGCAGAACGGTATGGCGTGTCTGCTCTGACGGTATCTGCTACGGCAATTTCAGGGAAGAGGAATACCTCAAGGCAGTAGCGTTTCTGGCGGAGAAGGCCGCCGAAATTGATGCTGATCCGACATCTGACAGGCGAGACAGGCGCATGGAGATTTTATCTCATCGCGTCATCGAGTCTGAATATGATGGGTGGTTTGATGCCTAAATCCCCCGCAGAACGCAAAGCCATCCGCTAATCTCAACCCCTCTCCGGAGGGGTTTTTATCGTATATGCTCATTTTGCTTTTCTCCCCGGGAAGGGCGATAATTACCTCGTCAGCCTGAGCAACTGACACGATTATCCGGCGCCAAGTGGGGACACATGGCGCAAACACTGCAATTTGAGAAGAGTTATCAAAACGTACTGATTCCTGCAGAGCCGGGAACCAGCGAATATCTGCAACTTATCCCCGTAGGGCAACTGCTTTGTGGTGAGTTCCGCAAGCCCCGGAATTACGCATTCCACAAGAAGTTCTTCAAGCTTCTGACTCTCGGGTATCACTACTGGACGCCTTCCGGTGGCCTCATTGAGCCCGCTGAGCGCAACCTCATATCCGGGTTTATCGACTTCCTCTCACCCGAATTCAATCAGCGCGCTGCACTCCAGAACGCCGCGGAGATGTATCTCTCCTCGGTCGGTATCTCCCGTTCCCGCGATATGGCGCTGCTGAAACACTTCGAATCCTTCCGCGAGTGGGCAACCATTCAGGCTGGCTTTTATGACGAATACCAGATGCCTGACGGCAGCCGGCGTCGTGTCGCAAAGTCGATCTCCTTCGCCAGCATGGACGATAGCCAGTTTAACGGCGTCTACAAATCAGTGCTGAATGTGCTCTGGAACTACATTCTGCGTCGCAAATTCCACTCGCCGGCTGAGGCTGAAAACGCCGCCAGTCAGTTGCTGAGCTTTGCGGGGTGATAGCAATGCAATGTCTTCTCGCCAAAGTAATGGAGCGCGGCATCTTCCGCGTGCCGGCGCGCCGCAAGCGCAAGGTTGAAGTTAAACCATCAGATATCCCCACCTTTCACTATACGGCTCACCTGGCGGATGTCCGCTGGCTGCGCCGCGCTGCCAGAAGGAAAATTGCATGAGCCTCTATCGAAGCATTAATGGTGCTATCTGGCGCAACATCTGGGTTGTTGGAGATCTGCATGGGTGCCATACACTGCTGATGAACGAGCTGGAAAAGGTCCATTTTGATCCATTGTGTGACCTGCTGATTTCAGTTGGTGACCTTATCGATCGCGGGGCGGAAAACGTCGAATGCCTTGAGCTAATCACAATGCCCTGGTTCATGGCTGTTCGCGGAAACCATGAGCAGATGATGCTCGACGGACTATCCTCGTCCGGGAACGTGAATCACTGGCTCGCTAACGGTGGCGGATGGTTCTTTAACCTTGACTACGACAAAGAACGCCTGGCTATCGCGTTGGCCCATTTGGTTGCTGGTTTGCCACTCATCATCGAGGTAATGACCGAGGGTAAGAAGGTGGTGATATGCCATGCGGACTACCCGCATAACCAATATGCGTATGACAAGCCCGTCGATGCAGAACAGGTGATCTGGAATCGTGAGAGAGTGAGCGCGGCTCAGGATGGGATTGTGAATGAAATATCCGGTGCAGATCTGTTTATTTTTGGGCACACCCCGACACATCAGCCAAGCCAGTACGCCAATCAGATGTATATCGACACTGGGGCTGTATTCTGCGGCCGCCTGACCTTGGTGCAGATCCAGGGTGGTGAGCATGCGTAAACCTGCACGTCGTAAATGCGCCCACTGTCGCGAATGGTTCCATCCTGCCCGGGAAGGGCAGGTGGTATGCAGTTTTGAATGCGCCAGCGCGATCGGCAAAAAACAGACAGCAAAAGCCCGGGAGGCGGCGAAGGCCAGGGCGGTGAAGCGCCAGCGCGAATCCGAAAAGGAAGGTCGCCAGCGTCGCCGGGCCAAGCGAGAGTCATTCAAGACAAAGGCCCAATGGGATAAAGAGGCTCAGTCAGCCTTTAACCGGTATATTCGCATTCGTGATGAAGGTCAGCCCTGCGTGAGCTGCGGAAACCCGCTTATTGGTAAGAGCAACTACCTGACCGGCAGCGCAATTGACGCCAGTCATTACCGTTCCCGTGGTGCGGCGTCGCACCTGAAATTCAACGTGTTCAATGTCCACTCCGCCTGCACCCGCTGCAACCGGCAGTTGAGCGGCAACGCTGTTGAATATCGCATTCACCTGATTGAACGCATTGGCCTGGATCGCGTAGAGCGCCTTGAGGCTGATAACGAGCCGCGCCGGTTCGATATTCCCTACCTGCAGCGAATCAAATCCATATTCACCCGCAGAGCCCGCGCGCTGGAAAAGCGCCGCGCCCGCCATCAGGAGGCCGCATGAGCCGTGACGTTATCGAACGCATCCGCGACCGCTGGCAAAAGCTGCGTCTATGCCGGCACCGTGGCACCGTACTGGTTGACTACCGAATTTTGAAGAATTTCGTCCGCATCTATCAGGCTTCAGGAGAGAAAGCATGAATACCCAGTACCTTGAGTATGTTCGCCAGCAGCTGATAGTGGCCACCGCGGATCTGAGCGGTGCGACGAAAGGACAGTTGGTTGCTTTTGCAGAGAACGCACAATTCACCGCTACGGCGCGCAGCCGGGGAAGGAAGAAAGTAGCCGATCCGGTAACAGGCCGCATGGTAAACCCATCCAGCCCGCCAATCCCCGGGCAGCAGTCGCGCGCAAAAGGTTCATCAATCGCTCTCGTTCTGCCCGTTGAGTACTCGACGGCAAGCTGGCGCCGGGCTCTGCTGTCGCTGGAAGAGCATCAGAAAGCGTGGCTGCTGTGGAACTACAGCGACAATATCCGCTGGGAACACCAGGAGACGATCACCCGGTGGGCGTGGGCGGAGTTCCGTGGTCAACTCGGTGCTAAGAAAGTGGCCGGCAAGACGATGGAGCGGCTGAAGAAACTGACATGGCTGGCGGCGCAGGATGTCAAAGCAGAACTGGCAGGCCGGGAGACTTATGAATACCAGGCGCTGGCGGAACTGGTTGGTGTAGCAAAGTCCACGTGGACAGAAACCTACCTTCCTCATTGGCTGGCGCTGCGCAGCAGTTTTTTGAAGCTTGACAGCAATGCTCTCATATCGGTAACGCGATCACGTTCACAACAAAAGGCGACAAATTTAGATGTAAGTCTTGCAAAACCGAACTGAAAGGCATATATTTCATGTAAATCTGATATCGTCGCCATAGCTTCGATTGTCGACACACAAAGAATTCAAGCCCGAGGTTAACGCCTTGGGCTTTTTTATGCCTGCGATCCGGTCAGGGCTCTTGGGTAGAGACGTGCTGCACGACACGTCAAAGCCCTTCCGCGCAGAGCCCTGAACCAGATTGCATCTGTCGTAGTTTGGTAATTACGTCTGGCTTCCAACCAGAATATGCGGGTTCGATCCCCGCCAGATGCTCCAATCCCTCTACCTTGGGACCATTACGGCTACCGCCGTCACTTTTTACCCTTGGTATTCCTTCCCGCCTTGAGCGGGTTTTTTATTTTCAGGGTCCGGGAATCACCCTCGACGCTTTGTTGGTAAATCAGCCCGACGGCCCTGAACCTTTTACTGACTACAGATAGCACCCCGAACATTATCGGAGGTGAGAGATGCAACGTATGAACCCAACCGATGGTCACAATCTGCCTTACTGGTGGTCAGCCTTGCTTGGTATCTTTTCCGTCCTGAGTCTGCAGGATTATGTCTTCATCATTGGCGCCCTGATCTCTGCCTTCTTCACAATCAAGACGTATTACGCAAAGCGCAAGGAAGAGCGAGAGCGACTGGATGAAGAGAAAAAGCGCACGCAGCTATTGGCCAGTTATCTGGCTGATGTCTCCGCTAAGCCTGGAAGTGACCGCCCGGCTTCAGCCGAAGTGGTAACCGAGGCCTTGAAGCGGATCGCAAGTGATACACAGGGGTGAGCATGACGCCATCAATGAGGAATAAACTGATTGGCGTGATCGCCGGCGGTGGCGGAGCCATAGCCATTGCCTCTGCGCTCATCACTGGCCCAACCGGTAACGATGGTCTTGAAGGTGTGCGGTACGATCCCTATCAGGATGTGGTAGGCGTCTGGACTGTCTGCTATGGCCACACAGGCAAAGACATCATGCTCGGCAAGAAGTACACCGAAGCTGAATGCCGTGCGCTTCTCAATAAAGACCTGAACACCGTCGCCCGCCAGATTGATCCGTACATCCAGAAGCCAATCCCGGTAACAATGCGCGGGGCTCTGTACTCGTTCGCCTATAACGTCGGCGCTGGCAACTTCCAGACCTCTACGCTGCTGCGCAAAATCAACCAGGGCGACCAGAAAGGTGCATGCGACCAGTTGCGCCGCTGGACTTACGCCAAGGGCAAGCAGTGGAAAGGCCTGGTAACACGCCGCGAGATTGAGCGCGAAGTTTGTTTGTGGGGGCAGAAATGAGCCGATTAACCGCCATTATCAGCGCTGTAGTCATTCTGCTGCTTTCCTGCTTTTTCTCGTGGCGTTCTGGCTGGAATTATCACGCTGACCATGTCAATGCCCTCGCGGCGAAGAAAAAAGAGAAAGCCGAAAAGACTATCCAGCCAGTTGAGCAAAAGGCCGCTGCCGCTACAGAAGAGGGCAAGGTCATCTACCGAACGATAACCCGCGACGTGGTGAAATATGTCCAGTCTCCGAATCGTACTGTGTGCCGGTTTGACGATGATGCTATGCAGCTGCGCCAGCGAGCTATCGACGCTGCCAACGCCATCCCCGGATTTGATGAGCCCTCCGTGCAAAGCAAGTGACGCAGGGAAGGATACCGACGAAGATCTCCAGTCGGACGTCGAAACCGCTCAATGTCTGCGACAACTGCGGTTGGATAAGTACCGCTGGCAGGCCTACTACCGGGCTGTGAGTCAGTAGCAGGATTACATCCGCACGCAGTGCCTGAATTGAAAAGTCCCTTTTGTGGAATTGGTTTAGTACTTGTTTCTATCTAAGAGCCCAAGCCAATCTTCTAACTGAACTTTAATCATCATTGTGATATGGGTAAAACACTGAAGAGGCTCTAAGAAGTGTTCTTCATTCCTATCGAAGTCATTAGGGCCAATAACTATTTCATAATTTGACCCACCATTATGACGCAAGGCCTCTTTGATATGCTCCTCAGAAAAGTGGATGTACCCGCTGGTCTTTTTGTACACATTGATGACCCATGGGTTTTTTGTGCTTACCCGGCGAGCCAGATAATTGTCAGTCATAGGTTGATTGTCATCAGCTTTCATTTTGCTGATAATTTTTCCGTTCAAGACATCTTTTGAAAACTTCATCCTGTCTTTTGAGAAGAAACCCGCATAAAGCCTTAGAGAATTATCAAGTTGCATCCTTACGAGAGCAAGCGCACATAGAGAATTTTTGGCTTCCAACATGGATTTAAACCCAGACGTTAAAGCGCAGCTTCTCCTGGCAATACCAATTGCTAAGAGAAAGTCATAACCAAAATCCTTACCTTGCATTTGGATGAAAAGCTCTTTGATCTCATTATCAGCTCTTTCTAAATCCTTCATGGCTTGAAGGTAAAACTCGGCTTTATTTTCCATACAGATCACCTTATGAATTTTAATAACCTTATTAAGGCATAAAACACTATGGCTACACCAGATTGGGAGGCCATTGAATCGGCGTACCGAGCTGGTTTAATGTCTCTCCGTGAAATAGCATCACAGCACGGCATCAGCGAAGGCGCCATCCGTAAACGAGCCAAGCGTGACGACTGGTCTCGCGACCTTGCCGCAAAGGTGAAGGTACGTGCTGACGATCTGGTACGCAAGGCAGAGGTACGCAAGCAGGTACGCACCGAAACAGCATTGTCTGAGCGCGTACTTATAGAGGCTACGGCAGAGGTGGTTGCAGCTGTACGCATGGAGCACCGCGGCGATATCCGGCGCGCCAGGGAGATAACGAACGCTCTTTTTGATGAGCTCGGTGCCGAGTGCGCAGATGTTGACTCTCTGCGAAAGCTTGGTGAATTGATGCTATCTCCCGATGAGAATGGCCGGGATAAGCTGAACGAAATTTACCATTCGATTATCAGTATGCCAGAGCGCGTGAAAGCGGTAAAAGCGCTGAGCGACGCGCTGAAGAACCTGATCGGACTCGAACGGCAGGCCTATGACATTGACGGGCCGGAAGGCGACAATTCTGTTAAGCAACTCTCTGAACTGATGGATTCCTTGTCTCAGGGGGCGTAATGAAGCCTGAGCATCTCAAGCTGCTAGCTGATAAAGACTGGCGGCTGAACAATCTTTACTGGATCACCGACAAAGAAGGTAAACCGACTCGCTTCAGGATGACGCCGGAGCAGCGGGAATACTTCGAAGGGATTCATACCCGCAATATCATCCTGAAAGCTCGCCAGCTCGGATTTACCACAGAGGTGTGCATCATCCAGCTCGACGCTGCTCTGTTCGAGTCGGCAAAGTGCGCGCTGATCGCCCACACGCTGAATGACGCAAAGCGCCTGTTCCGGGAAAAGGTAAAATATGCCTACGATAAGTTGCCGGCCGAGATAAAGGCGGCCAATCCGGCGAGCAACGACTCATCCGGCGAGTTGGTCTTTAAGAAGGGCGGCTCTCTCTACGTCAGCACCTCATTTCGTGGCGGCACGCTGCGCTACCTGCATGTTTCTGAGTTCGGAAAGATATGCGCCAAGTATCCGGATAAAGCCCGGGAAATTGTCACTGGTGCATTTGAGGCGGTATCGACAGGATGCTTCGCTACTATCGAGAGCACCGCAGAGGGCCGGGCGGGTTACTTCTTCGATTACTGCCAGACGGCAGAAAAAGCGCTACTACAGGGAAAGCCATTATCTGCGCTGGACTGGAAGTTTTTCTTCTTCTCCTGGTGGAAGAATCCACAGTACGCAATTGACCCGGTAGAACCGCTGCCGGCGCGCCTGCTTGAATACTTCGCTGAGATGGAGGCGAAACACGGCGTAGTCGTTAACGAACGGCAGAAGGCGTGGTATTACGCCAAAGAAAAGACGCTCGGCGACGACATGAAGCGCGAATACCCGACCATTCCGGCAGAGGCGTTCCAGCAGTCGGTCGAGGGCGCGTACTACGCCAAACAATTCCGCTGGCTCTACACCAACAAGCGGATCGGCCAAATCCCGGATAACTCCCATCTACCGGTTAACACGTTCTGGGATATTGGTGTGGGGGACTCCACGGCGATCTGGTTCGTTCGCGAGGTCGGCGAAGAGTTCCACGTCATCGACTACTACGAAAACTCTGGCGAAGGGCTTCGGCACTACATGAAGGTGCTGAAAGACCGCGGCTATGAGTACGGTGAGCACTGGGGGCCGCACGACATCGAGAACCGCGAGTTTGCAGCTGATGCGAAATCTCGCAAAGAGCTGGCGCGCGAGGGATACGAGATTGACGGCCGGGTGTATTCGATGAACTTCCGCGTTGTGCCTAAAGCGGGGATCGACACCGGCATCGAGTCGGTGCGTGAAATCCTCAAGTCCTGCTTTTTCGATGAGGAAAAGTGTGCTGTTGGCATCTCCCACCTTGAAGGTTACCGCAAGGAGTGGGACGACAAGCGCGGCTGCTGGAAAGATAAACCCCTTCACGACTTCACATCGCACGGCGCCGACAGCTTTCGTTACTTTGCAGTGGCGAAGAACAACCGCAAGCAGGTCGGCACAGTATTCTTCTAAGGAGCATCGCCAGTGAGCGAACAAGATAACGGCCTTCAACTGGCTGTGAACAATCTCGCCACTGAAATGCGGCGAGCGAATTACCTTAACGCCATCGGTATCGGCGGGGGCAACACAAAGCGCCCGACGCTCTATCAGGAGTTCGGTTATCCGCGCACCATTACCTTCCATGACTTCTACAACATGTACCGGCGCAACGCCGCAGGCTTCGCAGTGGTGCATCGCCTTCTGGATGGTTGCTGGCAGGACTATCCGGTCATCGTTGATGGTGATGAGTCCCAGGAGGCGAAGAAAACTAACCAGTGGGAAAAGAACGTCACCAGGTTCATGAAGAAATGGTGGCCGAAGGTGAAGGATGCCGATCGCCGCAATATGGTCGGGCGTTACTCCGCACTGCTGCTGCAGGTGAAAGATAACAAGCCATGGAGCGATCCAGTAGATACCAGGCTGGTGAAATCCCTGGGCGAGTCAGCGCTGGTAAAACTTATCCCGGTATGGGAGCCGCAGCTGACGGTCGCCGAATGGGATAACGATCGCCAGTCCGAGACCTTCGGCCAGCCGAAGATGTTCAACTTCAACGAGCAGCCGGTTGGAGACGAGGCTTTCGTCGGGCCGACTCGCGGTGAGCCTGTTCATCCGAGCCGGGTGATCCTGTTCTGTGAAGGCTCGGAAGATGACAACGTTCTGTCTGGTATCCCGCTTCTTGAGGCCGGATACAACAAAGGGCTCGACCTTGAGAAGATTTCCGGCGGTGGCGCTGAGGGCTTCCTGAAAAATGCCAGCCGGCAGATCGCGGTCGAGTTCAGCAAAGAAACAGACATGGCTACGCTGTCCGATCTGGCGAAGAAAGCTGGTTATGCTGACCTCGGCGAAGCGATGGGCGATAAGGTCAACAAGCTTAACCGCGGCACCGATGCGGCGGCGGTTATGCAGGCCGGGCAGATGCACGTTCTGAGCGTGACACCAGGCGACCCGGGGCCGACGTGGGAGGTCACCGCGAACGAGCTGGCGGCATCAGTGCAAATCCCTTTCACCATCCTGTTTGGACAGCAGACCGGGCGCCTGGCGAGCGATGAGGATAAAACAGACTGGGCCATTCGCCGCAATACCCGCCGCAACGGCTTCCTGACTGACAGAATCACCGCTTTGCTGGAACGCTTCTGGACCCTGGGCATTATCGATCCGCCGACAAATGGAGAGGTCACCATTTCATGGACCGACCTGCTGGCTCCGGGCGAGAAAGAGAAAATCGAGAACGCTTCGAAACTGGCTGATATCGTCCAGAAAACGTCGGGCTTCTATGGTGGCGAGCCGCCATTCACGGCCAACGAACTACGCGAGATTGTAGGCCTCGACCCTCTGCCTGAGCCAAAGCAACCACCTAACCCGAATGACAAGGTGACAACCGATGATCCACTGGCCGATGACACTGGAGCAGACGGCAAAGGTGGGGCTGCCGATAGTTCCGCGCAGCAAGGTTGACCCGACTCGATCAGCGAAGCAGGTCAGCGCGATGTTCCGGGATATCGAGGACCGGTATCTCGGCATCAAGCGCGAACTGAAAGCACTGTTTGATCAGCGCCTGACCGGGAGAGAGCGAGAGGTTAACAGCCACAACTGGCATTTCCTGTGTCACGTTAACGGTGCAGAGCCAACGCTCTACCAGGTCAACGCCGGCAAGTTCATCTATGACATGTCAGCGCAGGAGCTGGCCGATCTGCTCGAAGCGGTGCAGGTTATTCTCGACGATTACCTGCTCGAAGGCGGCGAGCAAAACCTCTGGGCGATGGATTACGTCGCCGCAGAGGCGCAGCGCGGAACGCTGGAGGCATTCAACAATCTCTCGCAGCAGTCGCAGGTGTACGCCAGCCAGACGACGCTTCAGCAGCTTTTAAGCAGCCCTGCATACCAGAACCAGATCGCCAGTGCCTACATCAGCACGTATAGCGACTGGAAGCTGGAAGCTGACCGGGCGCGCGGTGACCTGGCGAACATCATCGCGGATGCCGTTGGGCGCGGTGTGAATCCCCGCGAAACGGCGCAGGTGATAAGCAAGCGCCTTGATGTCTCTATGGGCCGCGCAAAGACTATCGCTCAGACTGAGCAGGTCGGCGCGCTGCGCCAGGCTCAATGGAACGAAACGGACTGGGCTGCCGACAGGCTTGGGCTGAATACCGGCCTGCTGTGGATATCTGCGCTCAAACCGACGACGCGCAGCTGGCACGCCAGCCGTCACGGTAAGGTTTATACCACCGAGCAGGTGAGAGACTTCTACGCAGAGAACGGCAATCGTTACAACTGCTATTGCAGCCAGGTTCCGGTACTACTTAATGACGAAGGCAGCATTTTCAATCAGGGGTTAGCAGAGAAGCTGGAGAAAGAGCGAAAGCAGTGGCATAACTAATATTACGCAAATCCTATAGGGAATAGAAATGCCAGATACTGCTTTCGACATGATTGATTTATGTTCAAAAGTTGCAGTCGGGGTTATCACCGGTGCGGCTGCAGCATTATTAACCGCACGGCTCGCCCTTAAGCGTTTTTATCATGAGAAATGGTGGGAAAAGAAGCACGCTGCTTACAATCAGCTCATTGATAAATTATTCGAGATAAAAGCGTTTTACGCTTATGCCTCAGACTTTTATCAAGAAGAGTATGAATATTATCAAAGCGATGACTCACAACGACCTTCTGGCACGGTTGATTGGGACAGGTTCAGAGAAATTACGGCGCAAATACATCGCTTTTACGCTTTAGCTCCTATATCTCTAAGTATCAATACTCGCTCTTTACTGAGAGACTTTTTCAAAGAATCTGCTGACTCAGACTATAAAATCAATGAAGAAGGCTTCCCTGATTTTATCGCATTTAGTCAAATGTCTGATGCAGTTCAAAAGCTTATAGATGCAATTGTTCTTGATGCAAAAAAAGAACTTAAATTTAAGTAGATACCTCTTAAAGAAGGTCGCCACGGCGGCCTTTTTTATTGCCTGAAATCCACCAATGAGGACCCAGCATGAAACGCAACCGCGTTAACGTGCTGACCGTCGTCAACTCCGCTTCAAACATCACCACTGAAACCATCGACGGCAAGCCACATATCGTGGTTCGCGGCATCACGCCTGTCGTGGACGATATCGTGATGAACCGGAAGTTGTACCCGGCAGCAGAAATCGAAAAGGCCTACAACACGCTTGAGCGTAACCCCATGCCGCTGGGCCACCCGAAGGTTGACGGCAAGCATGTGTCTGCTCGCGATGTCCGGGCGGTGAATGAATATCACGTAGGCGCATGGCTGCAGAACGTCAGCCACGAAGACGGGAAGGTGACGGGCGATATGTACGTTAACCGCCAGTACGCCGAGTCAAGCGAGAAGGGCAAGCGCCTGATTAATCGCCTTGATGAAATGATCGCCGGTACCAACTCAGAACCCATCCACATCTCCACAGGACTGCTGTATTCCGGCATTGCCGCTAATGGCGAGTCGAAGGGCAAGAAGTACAACGAGATCGCCACCAACATGATGTTTGACCATGTGGCGGTGCTGCTCGATGAACCCGGCGCCGGAACGCCTGAAGAAGGCGTCGGTATTTTTGTCAACGCTGAGGGCGACGAGCTCGAAATTGAAGTAGTCAACCTAGCTGATGCTGAAGTACCAGACCCGCAAGACGCCTCATTCAAAACATTCTTTAACCAGCTAAAGGCGTTTTTCAGCGCCAACAGCGATTCAACCCAGAAGGAAACAGATCCGATGAAAGAGCTCATCGTTAATGCGCTGAAGGCTAACGGCAAAGAGGTAGAGGGTAAAACCGATGCCGAACTGATGGACGCATACAACCAGATGAAGGCCGAAGAGGTCACCGCGAAGAAAAAGGGCGATGAAGAAACCGACCCGGCTACCGGCGCACCCAAGAAGACGGAACAGGCCGCCAACAATGAAGAGATACCAGCCTGGGCAAAAGCTCTGACCGATCAGGTTATGGCGCTTAACAGCAAGATCAACGCGAACTCGGAAAGCGAGAAGAGCAACATGCGCGCAGCGGTAAAAGCCAAATTTGGCATGACCGATATTGCTGTCAACGCTCTGGACGGCGAGCCTCTGAAAGAGCTGTTTGCTCAATGCCAGACCTCAACCGGCCTGAATGGCACTTTCCGCCAGGCTACCAATACCCAATCAGTCAGCGAAATGCCGGAGTAAAAAATGGCTAAAGACGGAAAACACGTAATTCACGCCGGTGGCGTATTCCCTAATCCGCTTCTCAATCGTGAAGGCCGCGCCACCGCGGTCAAGCCCGGCACCCTGGGCTTCTTCGATGCTGGCGTCTTCAAGGTGTCGGTAGATGGTAGCGAGACAGCAATTATCTATGTCGCTGACTTCGATTATCTGCGCTGCAAAACGGTAGATGACACGTTTGCTGTCGACGATCTTCTGGTTGGCATCCATCCGCTGCCCGGCATGTTCCTGAACGTGCGCGCAGCGGCCGGCACCTACAAAAAAGGCGACGCTCTCTCAATCGTTAATGGCCAGGTTAAGAAGTGGGCCACCGGTGAAAACGATCGCTGCTATTGCGACGAAGAGCGCTCAATTACCGCCGCTGCTGGCGATCTCATTCGCGTAGTGATCAAGTAAGGAGTCACTGAATGCTTGTTTATTCTAAATCGCTGGGCGAAAAGACCGGCAACCTGGCCGTGAACCAATACCAGTTCGGTATGCTGACTATGGAGCGTAATGCCGCGCTGAACCATCAGGGCGTCAACGTTATGCAGGAGATCGCCGACCGCCTTAATGCTGTTAACCATCTCAACGGCATCAACGCTGTTCGCTCACCTGCTGACCTGTATAAGGCCTTTGACCAGACCGTGCTGCGTCAATTCCAGCCGAACACTGAGTTCACGCTGTTCAACGACCTGATGCCGCTGTCACGTTCGGTGCGCATCAATCAGACGGTGTATGAATACGCCAAGTCTGGCGGCCGCATGTGGGCTCATACCTCCATGTCAGGCCAGATCGGCGCTGCGCTGGATGCTGTGCAGTACCAGTACGACGGTACTATGGTTCCGGTGCACGATACCGGCTTCAAGTTCCACTGGCGTGAGCCTCGTCTGAACAACCCGGATGCGTTCGACATCATCTCTGACGCTCAGTTTGAGTCAACCAACGAAGTGCGCCGCCAGTATGTGGATTACATCTACAACGGCTATCGCGACGCGGAAGGTAACTACATCAAGTTCGACGATAAGACCTGGAAGGGTCTGAAGAACGACGAGCGTGTGGCGATGGTTGACCTGGGCGCATCTGGACTGAATATCGACTTCACCAGCGCATCCGCCACTGCTGAGCAGATCCGCAACGCAGCAATTAAGCTGCGCGACACGCTCAAACTGACCAACAATCAGTACGCCGAGCAGACCTGGTACGTGTCGAGCGCCATCATTTCCAACCTGGAGCGCTACTTCAGCGACAACTATCAGTCCGACACCATTCTGCAAGAGCTTCTGAAGTTGTCCGGCATTGCCGCGATTAAAGAAGACGCTCAGCTGACCGGTAACCAGATCCTGATTGTCCCGCTTACCGCTGGCGTTATTGCTCCGATTGTAGGCCAGGCTTTCGGCACCGTTGCCGATCCGCGTCCGTTCTACAACAGCGATTATATCTGGCGTACCTGGGGCGCTGCTGGCTTGATGGTTAAGACCGACATCAACAGCAAAAAGTCAGTCATCTACGCACACAGCTAAGGGGCGATAAATGGCACTGGTAAAAGTGATTAGCGATAACCTTTTCTCCGGTGCCAATCTCCAGAAACTGGAGGTTGGCGCTCAGGTTTCGGTAAGCGGCGATGTTGCTAAGCGCTGGGTGGCTGCCGGCCTGGTTGAAATCATCAGGGATGACGACCAGTCGCTGGAAGTGGCTACACCTGGCAATGATGCTGCAGAGCAGGAAGAGCCTGCCAGCAAATCTAAGAAGGCGAAATAACCATGGCTGACCCAATCACAGCGGCAGATGTGCAGGCGTTCCTCGGTGAGTTGGGTTACGCCATTCCCTCCTCGCTGCTCGATCCGATTCTCTGCGTGGTGAACAAGATTATCCCGTGCCTCGATGGTGCGGGATATGACGACTGCACGGCAAAGCTCATCCTGATGTATGCCGCTGCGCTCATGGCGACGTCTTCCGGTGCCCGGCGAATAAAATCGCAAGGGGCGCCATCAGGAGCGTCCCGCTCGTTCGATTACGGTGACGATGGCATCACCTGGCTGCGTGACTCGCTGGCGAAACTGGATACCAGCGGCTGCACCAGTGAACTTCCGATCAGCGCTGGCAACACTGTGGGCCTGTTTATGGTGGTCGGGGGCTGCTAATGGCGTGGGTTTCAGTTCAGCAACGACTGCCGCGGACGTTTACCCGGGTGTGGGTGATTACCGATACCGGTGAGCAAACGACAGCGTACGTGAAAAGCGACGGCGAGTGGTACATCAACTGCGACCGCATACGCGCCACAGGCGCTGTTGTGCTGCGATGGAGGGATGACTGATGTCTTCGGTTGCTTCATGGTCGTATACCGCGACAGTGACAATCTGGCGGCGCATACGCGATGCTGACGGTAGTGATACCGACGGCGGAGGTCAGCCGTACGGGTGGGAAGCGCCGATCGCTATCCTCTGCGACTACCAGGGCGGGCTCTCTGCAAAAATCGGTGACCTCGGCCGGGAGCTCGTTGTTAAAAACACGATATGGAGTGAATACGCAGAGGCAAAAGAGGGTGACTATATCCTTATTGGTGCATCTTCAGCTACTTCGCCACCGGATGAAGCCGATGAGATACGCCAGATTGTCCGGTTCGCTGACACGTTCGAAAGGCTGGCTGACGATTTTGCACTGATTACGGGAGTCTGATTATGGGCGCTAAAGTTCGCGGCATCCGCCAGGCTAAGGCCAACCTTGACCGCATCATTAAGGACGTACAGGGGCGCAAGGTAGTGCGCGCGTTGCAGTCTGCGATGCTTATCGGCAGCGCGCAGGCTGCGCTTTACACCCCGATCGATACGTCGACGCTTATCAACAGCCAGTTCCGCGAAATCATGGCTAACGGCACCAGGGTAACCGGGCGCGTTGGTTATTCGGCCAACTACGCGGTTTATGTTCACGACCCGGCAGTGAAACAGAACTTCACGCGAGCAACGGCCCGTAAGGAGTTCTTAACGAAGGGCTTCGAAGATACCCGCAGCCAGATTGACGCGGTGGTGAAGAAGGAGCTTTCGCTATGACCCCTCCGATGTATATGCGCCTCAAAGACCTGTTTGTGGCTGAGGGGCTTACCGCGGGGTTTAAGGTCCAGTGGCGGCAATGGCGCGATACCGGGAAAGACACGGACCAGTTCATTGTGTTCAGGCCTTCCGGCGGCACCGATATCACCTTCGACCTTGGCGGCGACTGGTATGTGATGGTTGATGTGATCTCCTCGAAGGCGAACCCCGATGCTGCTGACGCCGCGGTAAACGCCATTGTCGAGTACATCAGCGCGCAATCCGGCGCCGATGATTGCGTTGGCGCGCTGCGGCTTGTCGGTAATGTACCGGCGCCGATCCCCACCGAAGAGGGCCGGTTAGTAACCCGGCTGCTCGTCTCCTGCACATACGGCGAATAATCGTCAGAATCACCCATCAGGCTGCCATATGGCGGCCTTTTTTAATTGAGAGGCATACATGCAAGGCTGCGCTAATGACACCGGCAAGCTGATTGGTAAGGTGGCCGTGCTCCGCATGGCTTTTGGCTGTGCTGATACGGTTCCTGCGCTTTCCGAATGGAAGCGACTCGGCGCCATGACTACCAAGGGCTTCGACTACTCCATGAATACCGTCTCCTCTGAGGCTGACGATACAAAGGGGCTGGTTGAGAACCTGGTCAACAATATGGACTTCACCATCTCAGGAGAAGGTGAGTTCCGCAAGAAAGACAAGACGACGGAAGTCGGCGCTATTGCCATCTCGAAATATATTTTCGATGAAGTGCAGGCCGGCCGTCAGCCGACAGTCTGGGTCCGCTTCGACTTCACTGGTGAAGACGCTGGCACTTATATCATGGGGTACTTCAACACCACCTCCTGGTCTGGTGATTTCGGCACCTCGGATATTTCGACCTTCTCCGGCGAGTGGAAAGTTGCTGATGCAGACACCGTGGTATTTGAGGTCGCTCCGCCGGCGCTGGCGTTTACCACCAACCTGCCAACGACCAAAAGCGTGGCGGCCGGATCGGCTCTGACTATGTCGGTCGTGGTTGAGGGTGGCACTTCGCCTTACACCTACGTCTGGAAGAAAGACGGCACGGTTGTCAGCGGGCAAACAACGGCGACCTTCAACAAGGCCAGCGCTGTTTCTGGTGATGCCGGGGTTTATACCTGTGAAGTCACCGACTCTTCCGCGACACCAGTCAAGATCACGTCTGCATCCTGCACGGTCACTATCAGTTAACCACCAGGCCAGTTCGTGAATAGTACAAAGGGCGTTTACGCGCCCTTGATACTGTTTATGGAGCGACTATGACCCCCATTAAAGAATTAGGCGAATGTGTAATCGGATTCGGTGACCGGGAATTTTTTTTTCGGCCGTCGTTTCGCAACATGGCACGCATTGGAGAGCCTGAGGAAATTGTCCAGGCGTTCTATGACCTGTGCAATGACGAGGCGACGCCATTCGCACAGCGCGCAGCTGAGGCCTATATCCGCGATGAGTACAGCCGCCTTCCTGATTGCGTCCTGCGGTTTATGCAAAGCGGGCTTCTGTCACGCAAAGCGATCATGGCCGCGCATACGGTACTGACAGCATGTTGTGACGATGATATCGGCGATCTGGTTGGCTGGATGAAGCCGGGAAAGGCCCGTAAGCGTGGTTTTGTCTGGCGCCCGGGCAGCATGCCGCCGGAAAGCATGGTCATCGTCGCGCAAAACCTGATGATGCACGGCATCATCGGCAAAGCGAAGGTGCGTAAGCTTCAGCGTTACGAAACGAACGAGACAACCGCAGAATTCCGTGCTGCCGACTACATCATGGCGGCCCGTAACCATTTCGGCATAAGCCGGGAAGAGGCAGAGAACCTCACAATGACCGAATTTGCATTACTGCTTAACGCCAAATACCCCAATCAGAACGGCTTCACGCGCGAAGAGTACGACACGGTCATGGACGAAGATGATCGCCGCTGGCAGGCGATGATGCAGCAGGAGCGTTCCAGGACAACCCCCACGAAGAATTATCCCCAAGACTAACCGAATATCAGCCTCGCATCCGCGGGGCTTTTTATATCCGTTTGTTCGTGAACGGCTAATGCCGACTCACTTCTGACGCGCCTCGCACGCGCATTTAACACAGAACCTTTCAGGATGACCCTTGAGGATGCCGGCTGGCTGTCGGTGCCTTCTGTGGGCCGGTTTCCTGTGCGACAAGGTTCATCACTAAAAGGTAGGCCGATATGAAATATCCAACAGTAATTAATGGATTAGACTTCCGTGATCTGATTTTTGTTGCCGATAACGACCCGGTAACTGACTCGTTTATGGTGGCGAAGGCGTTTGGGAAACGTCCTGACAACGTCATTCGTGATATCGAAAAGACTATTAAGGCATGCCCGGAAGAGTTCGATACAAAACTCAATTTTGAGGTTTGCTATAAAAACAATGAGTTGCAGAACGGAAAGCCGCAGAAGTTCTATCGACTCCGCAAAGATGGATTGATGCTTCTGGTTATGTCATACACCAAAAAAGAGGCGATGCGCATTAAGATCGCCTACATCAACGCCTTCAACTGGATGTACGCGATGCTTCAGGTTGGGCGGCGCCAGTTTGAAGAAGAGCGTAACGCCGTCATGCTGGAGTTCCTTAAAGAGAAGGATGTTGCCAGTATGTCTGGTCGCCTGTTGCGCCGGTGGGGGAAAGAGAAGAAGCCCCAGCTACTTTCACGCATTGAGCAACTTGACAAGCAAGGTCAGTTGGCATTGCCCGGCGTTCCTGGCGCGCTTACCGAAGCATGAAACCCACAAATTCGTGGTTTTTGGATAGCCCACTCAGGTGGGCTCAGTTGCAATAAAGCAACATCGCGTTGATCCCCCACAACCTCGGTTGTATACTCGATTGCATCAGGTATTCATTTGTATCCCATTCAACTATCGGAGGAAGCATGAAAGCAACAGTACGCCGCTACTTACGCGCTGCCGGAAGCATTCTTGATATCGCTCCGTCAACCGATTACGTCAAAATCGCCAAAAGAGCCATTGGCACCGATCCATTGCGTAGTGATTTCAGACGCATTGGCGGAGATTTTGGACGCGCAATTACATTAGCAAATGCAGCAAAAGCCGAAGCCGCAAAGCAATAACAATGTTGTCGCAAAGGCCGGCAAGATAGAGAAGGAGTTGGAGGCAAATCCAGAAATCATCGACGTCTTGCTTGGTAGCGGGAAGTTTCAGGCTATGGTCAGGCATGAAACTCATTACTCCGGACCTCTTCCTCCTCCCGAAGTGATGCAGAGGTATGATGAGGTCCTACCCGGCGGCGCGGAACGGCTGTTTGCTATGGCTGAGAATGAGCAGAAATTCAGACATAGCACTCAGGATATGGCCATCAGGGGCACCATAAGTCGGGATAAAAGAGGTCAGTGGATGGGCTTTGCGATAACACTGGTGATACTTGGGATCGCCTCTGTTTTTGCTTATCGTGGTAATACCATCTTTGCTGGCACTTTAATTGGGCTTGATCTTATTGGGCTTGCAACAGTCTTTGTAATAGGCCGCCGAACTCCTCCGAGAAAAGAAGGTTAAGACCTAATGTTTTTCTACCCGCTTAACTGCGGGTTTTGTCGTTACCGCTAGATGGTGAAAAAATGAATAATAAAATAAACGGCATTGTGGATGTAGGTGAAAAACAAGAGAGTCCAACCCCAGGCGAGCCTGCGGAGCTTGGTGGTATAGGGGGCGATATTAAGTCCATGGAAAATAGGATTGTTGACAAAATGGACGAAAACCAGAAGTGGCTGGTTGGCCTTTTGGTATCGGCAATACTGGTGCCTTTGTTCATCGCGTTGGTTACTAAGTAGCGCTGCTGCAGGTTTTGTCGTATCCGTCTACCTCTGCTACGATTGCCGCATCATTTACTGATGGGGATAGGGATATGCGAATTTTTATTGCACTTAGCCTTTTAATGGTCTCAGGCGCAGCCGTGGCTAGTGAAAAGTTAGTATGTGAGTATGCAGTGGGGGCGTTGTCTACACCGCCAAATCTGCTCACTAAAGGTAATGCGAATGTGATATTCGATGGAAAATCCTTTACGGCATATAGGCTGGATGGTTCTTTTGTTGTAACCCCACCATTGACTGAAAAGAAGGATGGGATGATTTTTGTTGATGATAAAACAAAGGTCTTTGCTGCCAGTCTGGACAGATCTAACTTTGCAGTGTCTGACAGAATAAAAAAAACCACGGAGCAGTGGGCTAAATGTTCGGGCGGGAGTTCTTACAGCAATGAAAGAGATCAAATATCAGGCTCACCGGTAAGCACGTCTGAAATTGAAAAGATAAAAAGATTGCCCGGCATTGCTGAATTACATTGTTCTAACTTTATTGATAAAAGATACTCTCAATCCAAAAATATATTCTATAAAATAAAACCCAGTATATTCGCTAAAATGCCGTTAGTTTCTGGTGGGGATATTACCTGTGAGGTGTCAAGTAATATATGGAACTGGAATGAAACAAATGTAATGGCAGTAGAGCATGGTCTTATTGATCGCATACCTTATACATTATATCACTCAGACGGTTCAGGGAATGTTGGCGTGGCAGATCAGGCGTGGTCGTTCGGGTGCGTAAAAGATTCAATGACGGATAAAAAACAATGCGAGATAACCAATAAAAGCATTAGGATAATTAAAAAGGCAAAAGGATACTCAGCTATTGTAGGTAATGAGCATTTCCCAGGGCGAAGTGCATATATAAGAGTTGGGCAAGGTAAGCCCATTGCCTCCGGCGATAATGGCTACTTTCCGAATGTCACAGGAATTGTCGGCAGCATCAATGGCGGTACAAAGTTGCTCACAAGGTATACCAAATGGCCTTATGATTATGTTGTTGATACTGAGGTTAATACAATTGGATTTGAGCAAGCAAATTTTCTTTTAGGTAAGACATTGTCAGTATACTAAGAGCTAATATGTAATTAACTTAGAACCTCGCTCCGGCGGGGTTTTTTTATTGTCCGGAGAAAGATATGGCAGAGAACGCTGGCGGCATTTATTACGACATTGAGATGGACATACAGGGCCTTCTTGTAGCCCAGCAGCGCGTTAACCAGCGTCTTGATCTGATGGAGCGCGGATTCGATGGTACAACACGAGCCGTGAATAACACTGAGCGCTCTATGTCCAGCCTGTCAGGCGTAGCCGTTGCTTTGGCCGCAGCTCTTTCTGTAAAGCAAGTTTCCGAATATGCAGATGCCTGGGCAACTGTAAATAACAAGCTGGCTAACTCACTGCGGCCTAACGAGCAACTTGCTGATGTAACAGAACGCGTATTCAACATTACTCAGCAAACTCGCAGTAGTTTAGATGCAACGGCATCCCTCTACGCAAGACTGGAAAGGGCAACCAGGCAGTATGGGACCAGCGCAGATGATCTGGCGAAGTTAACCACAATTATAAACCAAGGGTTCGTTGTATCAGGTGCCACGGCGCAAGAGGCCGAGAACGCGATTATTCAGTTGTCGCAGGGCCTTGCTTCTGGAGCTTTACGCGGCGAGGAATTCAACTCTGTAAACGAACAGGGAAACCGCCTGATTGTTGCTCTTGCTGACTCGATGGGCGTTAGCATCGGCGAAATGCGGAACATGGCTGCGCAGGGCAAGTTAACAACCGACGTGGTTGTTAATGGGCTTCTATCCCAAGGAGCAGTGATCGGAAAAGAGTTCGCCAATACAACGACGACGATCAGCCAGGCACTGCAGGTGGCTGGTAACAACGTAACTAAATTCTTTGGCGAAAACTCTACCGTTAAAACTGGTGCCGCTATTTTTAATGATGCAGTTGTGACTGCCAGTGAAAACATTGGCGTTCTGAGCGCTGCATTAACTGCTGCAGCAGCAATTATGGGAAGCCGGTATGTCGGCGCATTGACAATGTCTGCCGCCTCGCAGATTCAATCCGCCTTGGCTGCTCAACGTCAGGCGGCAGCTAACAACCAATCAGCCCAGTCTGCGTTAATCGCTGCTAACTCAGTTAAGAGAAAGGCCGTGGCTGACAAAGAGGCGGCATTATCTTCCCTGGCCTTAGCGCAGGCAGAATACAACGTAGCTAAGGGGAGCGCAGCTGAAATGCTGGCGCTGGATGCATTGGTTGCAGCCAAATCAAGAGCAAGCGCTGCGTCGTTATCTTTAGCGCAGGCAGAAACTGCACAAGCAGCCGCATCTACACGCGCGGCTGCCGCTGCACGTGCTGCCTCAGTTGGTATTGGGCTTGCTCGCGGTGCGCTTTCTTTGATTGGCGGGCCCGGTGGCGCTGCCATGCTGGCAGCATCTGCTATTTTCTACTTCTGGCAGAAGGCACAACAAGCCAGAGAAGAAGCAATCCGCTTTGCTGACAGTCTGGATAAAGTTAATGCCTCAATGAAGGCAATGAATAATACCCAGCTCAGGGGTATAATTGCCGATGCCAATAAGTCTATTCAGGCGCAAGAGGAAGATGTAAGGGATCTTGAAGATAGCATTAAGAAACTTAAAAGTGAGATTGATGACTACACCGCAAGAGGGAAGCAATTCGGAACAACAATAGAGCAAGGCAACGGATTACTAAAAATCGCATCAGATAAAACTGATGAGCTGAATCAAAAATCGCGTGATCTGGCGAACGCGCAGGATAAGTTGGCAAGAACTCAGGATACCGCAGCGGAAGCTAACAGGACCCTAACAAACAACATGCTCACTTCAATGGGTGTGCATGATGGGCTGATCCAAAAGGGTTGGTCACTTGAGCAGGTGCAGAGCGCGGTTGCGAAGGCTTTCGGCAACACTGCTGATGAAATAAACCGAGCAAATCAGGCTGGACAAAACTTCAACCCCAAAGCGCTGCAGGTTTCTCCTCCTACCGCTGATGGCGACAAAGTAATTCTTAACCTCGAAGAGCAGAACGAGTTACTGAAAATTCAGGATGAACGCCAAAGAGCAGTGACAAAAGCCAGAATGCAGGCAGCGAAGGTCACTGATAACCCAAACCAGATATCAAGGGCTGGCGATCTGGCCGGAGAAAACTACGACCTTCAGAAAGCAGAAGAAGCCCGCCAGGAGGCTCAGAGAAAGGGAGAGCAGCAAGACAAGCGTTCAGCATCAGCCGCAGAATCAGTTTCCCAAAAACTTGAAAACCTGCGCCAGCAGTCTGAACTTGCAGCCAGTTCAACTCAAGAATTGAGCCGAGACAGCGCGATATTGCGTGCGCAGCAGTCACTCGGCAGCGCCGCAACTCAGGCGCAGATTCAGGAGGCTGGGCAATACGCAGCTAAAGCGTGGGATGCAGCCGCGGCAGCAAGAGGCGTAACCGAAGCGCTCAAGGCCATTCCGGAGAAGGCGGAGAATAAATCCTATGCCGAATCCATGCAGAACCTGAAAGCGGCGCTGAACGCCGGAAAGATTGATCTGCAGGAATACAACGCAGCCACTGAGCAGATGGAGCAGCAGCATCAGGCCAACCTTGCCAAAATACGCTCACAGCAGGTGGTTAACCCCACTCAGCAGGCACTTGCCGAAGTTGACCCGGTGCAGCAACTCGCTAACCAGCACGCGCAGGAGTTGGCGCTGATTCAGCAGTTTGAGCAGCAAGGGGTTCTCGCTCATGAGAATGCCTTGGCGCTGAAAAATGCCGCTGACCGGCAGTATGAGCAGCAGCGGATCGCAGCTCAATGGGAAATCCTCAGCCAGCAAAGCCTCGGCTATAACATGCTGACGAGTGCGGTTGACGCCTTTAGCGGGAATGCCTCCAATGCAATCACCGGCCTGCTAACCGGCACAATGTCAGCACAGGAGGCGATGCAGTCACTCGGCAATACCATCCTGAACAACGTGATCAACAGCATTGTTCAGGTCGGCGTTGAGATGCTAAAAAACTTTATCATCGGACAGACAATCGGTGCGGCATCAACTGCTAACGGATTGCTACAGGCATCCCTGTTAACCAACGCATGGACACCGGCAGCCTATGCCGCCTCCGTGGCGACAGGCGGTGCAGCCGCAAAAGTGGGGGCCGTGGCCTATGGTTCTGGGCTGGCAACATCAATGGCTCTAAGCACTGTATCTGGTGCTCGCTACAATGGCGGCCCGGTATCAGCCGGCGGCCTGTATCAGGTCGGCGAGAAAGGCAAGCCAGAGATTTACCAGGCCAGCACCGGCAAGCAGTTCATGATCCCTGGCGATAACGGGAAGGTCATCAGCAATAAGGATATGCAGTCAGGAGGAGGGATCAGCGTGCAGGTGAACGTCATCAACCAGTCTACTGGTGCCACCGTACAGAGTGCCGACGGCTATATGCAGGACGGTAGTGCGGTGGTGGACTTGCTGATCACCGACATGGAAAGAGGCGGCCCGGTATCCTCTCAGATGCAGCAGACATTTGGGCTAAGCCGCAAAGCGCAAGGTGCTTACTAAACCAAACCCGCTCCGGCGGTTTTTTTAATGGGTGAACATAATGAAAGTAGCAATCGAAGTTAATGGCGAGGTTATCTGGTACCGCGACAGCGATAAACAGGAGGGGATGGCGTCGGTAGGTTATTTAAGGGACGGCACACAGCAGAAAATCATTGCCGCCCTTGAAGAAGCCCTATTTCAGGCAAAAGGTCAGCTAAATTTACCGGATGATATTGATTGAGTACTGGATATTAGCTCGGTGGCCGGGAGGAAGGGCCAGCACGACATTCCAGTAGCCAGAGTGAGGAACAGCTATATTAGCGGGAAATCTAGTGTAAAACCCTCCGTAATATGTGCATTGCCGCCCCGAACGATACTTAGAGTAATTGGTATCATCCAGAACCAGTACGTTAATTTGATGAGAGCAATGAACGCTGATGACATCGCCATGATCAGCATGTTCTCTGCTGTGAATGTAAGACATATGACCTCTCTTGCTGTGTGTGAAAAATACACAGTATCAGCGAGACACATTTAGTAACATCCTGATAAAAGATCAGTGCCGCAGCAGCGGCATTTTTTATGCCCGGAGGAAACGTGGCAACAGTTCAATACCCTCCGTTCCTGCCGCTTCCCCAGCGTGCCGATCAGAATATGACGCAGGATACAGCCTGGCAGACGACGCAGACGGCAGTCGGTCCCCTGATAATCACGCCGATCACCACGGACCTTAAGGCGACATGGACGCTGCAGTGGATATTCACGCTGGCCCAGGCTGAGCGCTTTAAGTCGTGGCTTCGCTCGCCAACCTACTGCGACCGCGGGCGCAACTGGTTCCAGATGCCGATCGACCTGGGTGATACGCAGGGAGTTCAGCAGCAGACGTTGCATTTCGTCGATATGCCGGTGCAGACCAGCAAAAACGGCAGCGTCGTTACCTGGACCGCAACGGTTATCAGCAACGGGCTCGAGGACATTACCGAGGACTACGACGACTGGATTGTTGAGGCCCAGCCTGGCTACGGATACTGGCTGGATTACCTGATCACCGAAGTGATGCCGAGGGCTGACTGATGCCGACATTACGAGAATGGAAAGAGCGACGGCCGGCAAGCGACATCAAACAGACAGTGGAGTTTTATCATCCTGCGTTTGGTTATTACCGGGTGGTCAATAACCTGTTCCGTACGGCGACTTTTGGCGGAAACTCATTCGAGCCTGCGCGGTTCAGCGTGACCGAGCCGGCGCAGGACGGGACGGCGGTCATATCAATGACCATAACGTTTGTCGCCGCCACGGAACATGTACGGCAGACACTGAAAAGCTGGCGCGGGGCGGCGCGCATGACGCCGATAAAGTGCCTGTATCAGCAGTGGAATGCGATCGGTGACACTGCATCCCTGAAAGACTGGACACTTTACGTGAACGACATTTCAGCCGATGCCAGCAACGTCACCGTGACCGCCGGCAAGACTAACCCGCTGACGCTGGCCAACTCCATCATTTACACCACGAAAGACTATCCCGGGCTAATCACCGTATGACACAGAACGACTTTATCGGGCTTGTTAACGGCAAGCCCTGGGCTAACCGCGCCTGCAGTTTTGAGCAGATGGACTGCTGGGGCCTGGTGGTTCTCTATTACCGGCATGTGCTCGGCCTGGAGCTGCATCACATCGCTGGCTACGAATCGGGCGCGGATTTCATCACCTGCTACGAACAGGAACACGCCCACTGGCGGCGTGTGCCGGTGGCGGTCACCGGCTGCATCGCCGTTTTTTACCGCGGTGATGTGCCGGCGCATATCGGTGTGATGATCAGCCCGGTGAAATGCCTGCACGCCCGCGGGGAGTTTGGTTTTGTGCGCTGCGATAGCCCGCTGGCATTACTGAAGGTTTACAGCCGCGTGGAGTACATGATTCATGGTTCGATATGAGTTACAGAGGCTGCCTGGCGCGCCGCTGCAGCGGGGGACGGTAGATGCCGGCACCACACTGGTGAGCCTGCTGGATTCTCTGCAGCTGCACCGCGATGTTATCGTGAAACTGAATGGCAGAGCACTGCCGGACGATTACGACATCAGCCGGCCACTGCGATCTGGCGACGTGGTGGCTGTGTTCGACCAGCCAGAGGGCGGGGTTGGCAAACTCATCACCACGATATTGCGTCCGGTCACGAAAATCCTCTCCGGCGCGCTGAAGGTGTTCGGCCTGTCGAATAAGCCCAGCGCGTCGGTATCTGTGGCGACAGGCGAATCCCCCAACAACGACTTAACCGGTCAGACCAACCGGGCGAGGCTGTACAAGGGGCGCCCGAATATTTATGGCCAGTGCCGCGTCTTTCCTGACCTGATTCAGGAAGCACTGTTTGAGTTCGTCGACAATAACAAACAGCTTACGGAATGGTTCGAGGTCGGTTACGGCCGGTACACCATTTCATCGATCCGCTACTCGGAATCGAACCTCGGCAGCCTGGCGGGAGCCAGTTCTGCGATTTATAACCCGGGTGACGTGATCGGCACGATTGAGGTGGGGTATCAGTTCGATGACGTCGATAACGAGACCGTGCCGGGACTGAATGAAAGCGAGGATTTCCCGGCTCAGACCGCGACCACGACGGCGCCGACATCAGTGGCGATCGAGAGTAATCAGCTCAAAGCCATTGTGCTGTCGAACGATGATAACTTTGCCTACTTCGCTGCGCTGGCGGTACCTCATCCCGTGTCATTCGTCATCAATGCCACCTGGAACGACGGCGGCACAAGCGTCACACGAAACGTCACAGGCGCCGGGAATATCATCTCCTCGGAGAGCTTTATTGGCGACGACACGCTGTCGTACACGACGTTCTATATCGGCGAGCTCTCAGGGGAAATTACGTCTCTGCCGGGCAATGCAGTCATCAACCCGACGCTGTTCACGCTGAACGACCAGACCCCTCTGGTTATCGGGCCATCAGTGTCGCCGATCGTCTCGACGCAGGTCTGGGTGCATGTGCTGGTTCAGCTCGGCGCGACGGCCGGCACAACGCAATACCGGATCAAGTTCTGGCAGGTCGACGACGACAACAATCAGGTGCCCGGTACGTCAGAGCAGCACGATTATTTCTTCGATAACGACTTCCAGGTGACGACCCGGTATTTCCGCACAACGCATAAGTTCGTTCCGGCAGCCGGGGCGGGGCGCTATGCGGTGACCATCGAGCGCCTCGACAACAGCAATGACGCCAACGTCGTGACGCTGATGGCGATCCATGCGGTAAACGTGCGCGAAAACGTTGTTTATCCGGAAGACACGATTGCCCGCATCACGATTAAGGGGTCGAATGACAGCAACAGCAACCGTGAGCAGAAGTACAATATGCTGGCGCAGCGGCATACCATCAGCTACGACCGGACAACAGGCGCGGTTGATTACACGCTGCGGCCGAGTCGCTCGTTTGCTGATGCAATCCTTCACGAATGGGTGGTTGTGGGTAAGCAGGACGTGGCCAGTATTGACGTCGCGGCTCTGTATGCCATTGCCGATTCGCTGCCAGATGCTCAGCTTGGGTATTTCGATTACACCTTCTCGGATGAGAAACAGCCGTTGGGTGAGCGAATAGCGACGATCGCCAATGTGGCCCGCGTCGACGGCAACAATATCGGCGATGTGCTGACATTCTGGCGTGATGAGAAAGTGACAAATCCCGATGCGGTATTTGCGCGCTCAAACATGTTCTGGGACGAGTACAAAGTCGCCTGGCAAATGTCTCTCCCCGGTGGTTACGACGGCGTGGCGCTGGATTACGTCGACCCGCTCACCAATAAGAAATCCTATGTTTATCTGCAGATCGACAGCAGCGGCATCACTGAGGTTGAGGATGCCACGGTTAACGCGATGCAGATCAGCCTGGACGGCTGCCGAAACGCCACTCAGGCAACCGATCGGGCCTGGCTTGAGGCGAGGAAAATCCTCTACTCACGCCTGACTATGACGGTGAAAGTGCTGGAAGAAACGCAGGTCGTGCGCGGCACGGTGGTTCAGTGTCCGGACATGTACGACAACGCGCAGCAGACTGGATACATCACCGGACGCTCCGGGGATGTGTTCTCGACGTCAGAGCGTATCGACTTTTCTCTCGGCGATATGTGGGTGGTGATGACCGACAGCCTCGGAAATTACCGCGGCCGCTGGCGGGCCTATCCGGTAAGCGGCAAGCCCAAAGCATTTCAGGCTGCAGCCGATACCTTCGATCTGAACATTTATGACCGCAAAAATGTGCAAAACCCCAGCCGTTATTTCATTGCTACCGACTCGGAACTGAACTCCACAATCTGGCGCGTCGATAGCGCTAAACCCAACGGTGACGATACTCAAACCCTCTCACTCACTGAGTATTCAGACTCGATTTATCCGTAACACACAGCAGTAATTACCAACCTTCGCGCACACCATCAGATTCACTTCTGAGGACTTCGTGCGCCTTTTATAGGGCGACATGCACAATGGCAGAAGTACCGTTACCTTCACCTACTCAGGCTCCTGTGCCAAGCACTGATATAAGAAATCAGGTTTATGCTGGAGCTATGCTTGATAAATTCATTACCAGCTCTGGAGATTTAACATATACAGACCGGTTAGGGAATAAACATCCCACCATTGATGGTATAAAAAAAGAAGTTGATGATATTACTGAAGTCGTTACTGATGCCAGAGACGAAGCCGTACAGGCTAATCAGGAGGTACAGGAAACTGCTGCTCAGTTACCAACAAAACAACAATTCACTGAGTTGCAGGTGTCTGTTGATAGCATTACTGCAGACCCAACAAATGCAATAACCTCCATAACTATACCTGCACTAGATTTCAGCCTGGCTATTGGCAGTGCAAGCTTTGGAATGATCGCCAGCAGGCTTGCAGGATGGCAGTTTACTCATGGTGCAGATGCATCAGTAACTAAAATGATAGATTTGCCGTCGCACTGGACAAAAATGCGTATTTCTCTTATTTGGGCGAACCTTGTCGCAAATACTGGGAATGTCAGTTTTTCCGGGTTAATCCAGAGTTGGTCTGCCGGTGAGTCATTTAATCAGGCTCCAGCAGGAGGGGGAATTGTCGCAGCTGCGAACGCCACCCCGTATATAGGGATTGAAACGCAAATAGCCCTTGATCTAACAGTGGACCCAACACGGCACACCACCATTCGCGTAGGTAGAAACGGTTCCTCTGCAAGCGATACGCTGTCAACAGCAATGGTGCTTCTGGCCGTAAGGCTAACGAAGGTGGCATAAATGAGCGTAACTCAAACATGGCGAACTGCAGTACCCACGCCCGGGATTTATCGCAATTATCCACCTAACCCTTTATATGTAGATACGATAAACGGGAGCGCTTCAGGAACCGGTTCTATTGATAACCCTGTAAATATGCTATCTCTCGCTCTTGGTTTATGCGCGGGGCTTCCTGATTACGAAATAAAAATAATCGCGCCAGAAAATAGCCCTTTGCGACAAGAGGTTATTTTTGACACGTCATTAGATGTGACTTTATCCGGTGTAGATAGTGAACCGTGGTATACGTTCGGTTCGGAAAAACACATATCAGGATGGACTCAGAGCGGGCAAATTTGGCGCAAAACGCTTGGCTATACATCTGTGCTTCAGGTCGTCGTCACGACGATGACAGAGACAGTCGGCGATCGTGATGATTTCTTTTTCAAATTGGTACAGAACACAGCCACGCCAACGACACCGGCTGCAGGTGAATATGGATATTCAAGCGGGGTTATTTATGTCCGCTTGCCCGATGATTCCAGTCCTAACCTGCATACTATAGAAATATCCCGGCGTAACTTTGGGGTTGGAACAATTGGTTTCGGCCTGCTGACAGTAAACGACTGCATAGCCAGATATTGCATGATTAACGGGATTTCATGCGGTCAATCTACTCAGCCTGCCGGAACTGGTTATCTGACTGTAAATAACTCACTTGTAGAATATTGCGCAAATGGTGGTGTAGGCGGTACAGGCCGAAACGAACTTATCATCTGCAACAATGTAAAAGCGTACAGGATAAGTAATGACGGATTTAACCAGCATGCACCGACTGGTGGTCAAGGGAAGATGATCCTTAATGGTTGCGATGGAAGCTATAACGGAGATAAGGCAGGTCAATCAGCTCAGGGTGCATCCAACCATGAGACAACGACAATGATATTAAATGGAGGAACATTTAATTTTAATGTCTCAGGAGGAATGGTAGTTATCGAAAATGCCCGCTGTGATATTCATGGTGACACGCAATATGGTCCTGTAATGATGAATGGAAACATGCGACTTGGTAATACCGCAGGAACAATTGCCAATCAGGGCGGTTGCGCATGGCTTAATAACTCAGTTGGTGCTGTAACGGGTTCTGTAACTGTAGAAAACGGCGGCGGTGTAGGCGTAAGAAGAGATTCCGGCGCTGTAGTTGATGGAATAACAACCATCCATTCAATAAATAACGCATTGCCAGATATTTTGTGAGGTTAAAATGACAGTTTGCAGATTATGCCAGGCCGAACCCATGTTAATGACAAAGCCGGAAACTGACGGGGTGATCAGCTTTTATGTTTACTATGTTGAATGCTCCGGGTGCGGAGTGGGCACCAAAAGATTTTCTGAGCAGTCCTTAACTGCAGATGAGGCCATTCAGAACGCACAAGGCCAATGGGAGCTAATGAACAAGGTCGATCCTTAAAAGCCGTTTCGCTTGACGTGTAGAATCGATAAAACTACTGTATAAAAAAACAGTGTTTATCGGAGGGAAGATCATGCTTCGACAGTCAGACATCGCCGCGGCATTCCGCGAGTCGGTATTGCGCAACTCCAAAGGTTTTCAGTACCTGCACACAAAGGATTTTGTGTCAGCGCTGCGCCGGCGTGGGCTGCACTTTACCGACTCAGAGGCTAATGCGTGGATATCAAGAGAGCAGACGTACTTTGTCGATAAGACGCCGGACCATAGCGAAAACCGCCTGTGGATGATGGCCAACATGGGGAGGGTTCTGTAATGGGCTTTCCATCACCGGCGACGGACTACACGGAACAGCGATTAACGGTTAACTCGATCTGCAGTGTTGGGCCAAATACGCGCCTCTTCGAGCGGTCAGGCGGTTACGTTGTGCTGGATATATCCCTGAAGCCATCACAAGGTAGTCAGGTTCTGATCCAGCACGGCGGCGGGACGGAGCTTGCCACGCTGAGAGGAAGGTCGCTGATTACCGAAGATGGTGAAGCGATCGATGGTGAAGCCTTAGACGATGTTAGCGTCATCGGGGTCGTGACATTTACTATCTGCGATGTGCGCCAGGACAATGCGGTTGTTTAGTTGCCGTCAGCACGTGGCTGCTGTGTCGTAGATGTGGCGTGACAGGAATGCACGATAAAGACAGGGATGTATTCAAACGACACGAAAAGACACAAAACCGGATGCGAACGCGGAAAACATGTGTGATTACAGTGTGTTATTTAACGCTCTACTTTCTTCTAAGCCGTAGGTCACAGGTTCGAATCCTGTAGGGCGTGCCATTTAATAATCAATCACTTATCAACTTCCTCCAGTCGCTGATTTTTCCTTGTGGGACATATTTGGGACATCTTCTGCAAAAATTTGCAAAAATTGAGTCAATTTGACGTGCGTGCTCAGTTAAATGGTTAGGTGCCAGGTGAGCATATCGACGGACCATTTCGATGATTCTAATGTCTTGTAGTATCTGTCGGACGATGGCCAGTCAGAGTACAGCATTACTGCTCTGTAATATCGAACAGAATGGTTAATGCTGGTTATAGCTGAGTGCAGAATAAGCGCTCTGCAGGAATGTGAAAATATGTTGCCGGTAACAGGCTAATAGTCATTATAGCTTTAGGTTCTGTCTGACTGGGTTAAATATCGCATTTTAAGCTGGCGTGAAGTACAGTTGTTATAGATCAATATTGAACACTATTTGAAAGCATACCCTCGATGTTCATCCACTGCCTGGAAAGATCCGAATGAACATCAAATTCGTCGCCATCTCCGTATTCGCTGTTGTGTGCGTCTTTGCATCAGATATTTCCATCGCCAAATCGAATTCCTTAAGCGATGATCAGGTCAGTCAAAGGATTATTGATGACTCTGTCGCATCCTACCCCGGTACTTGTGCCTGTCCCTTCAATACCGCCCGGAACGGCAGCTCGTGCGGTGGCCGCAGTGCCTGGAGCAAAGCTGGTGGGTACTCACCTATTTGCTACAAGAAAGAGGTAACAAAGGAGATGGTTAAGGCGTGGCGACAAGAGAATCAATGATAACGATCAATATCTGAACCAGGTGATTACTTACACTGGAATAGTAGTTTAAATAATATTAAATGATTATTTCGAATACTGCAGCCTATTTGCAGTAAGCACTGTTCTGGTAGAGGCGGCAGAGGCCACGGCGTATATCTTTTTACCTTGTGATATTTGAACCCAGCAAATCTATTTCCCCTGCCTGATAGACTTAGTGTCACCGTATCCTGTTACTAAGAGCACGGGGCTACCTACTCATAAGACACTTCCTCTTCTTACGAGGAAACCGGTTAAGCGTGTTGTGTGTGGAGACAGTACCCATCAACTCAAACTGATAACAAAAAGTTTAATTTTTTTCCCCGCCGCGCTGACTATAGTTAGGGCACTTTCACTTGCCCAATAAGGTTACGATTATGAAATTAGTTATCGCCTCCGTAATTTCTCTACTCAGCTTCAGCGCGCTGGCGGCGCCAGAGGGGACGCTCAGCGTACACATTCTTAATCAGCAAACCGGGCTCCCTTCACCGGGGGTGCAGATTGAGCTGGATAAACAGCAGGGGGAGAGCTGGCAGCATATCGCCACCGGTAAAACGGATGCCGATGGGCGGATTAAATCGCTCTATCCGCAGGCGGAGAATATGGAGCCGGGGGTGTATAAAGTGACGTTTAAAACTGGTGACTATTTTAAAAGCCAAAATATGAATACGTTCTTCCCGGTGATTCCGGTTATTTTCAATGTTACAAAGCAAAATCAAAAACTGCATATCCCGCTGCTGCTCAGTCAGTACGGATACTCTACCTACCGCGGCAGCTGATGACCCAAGCCGCTATCCAGCCAACGCCTGCGCGGCTTCCGCAGGCGTCACGCTTTTCTCGCACCACGATGTCCACGCCTAACGCTCGGTCTCTTTCTCTTTAAAGTGTTTAACGGCTTCGTCGTACATCGCCAGCAGGCCGGAAATTTCGCCTTCATATTGCGGCACGCGCTGGGCGCGAACGAGCTCAATCAGCAGCGCATAGGCTGCTTCTTCCGGGGCCGCATGTGGATTAATAAGTCCAGACAT